CGCAATAGGCAGCCCGCGAACCGCAATACGAGCCAGCGTACCAGGAGGCCCCCAAGAGGACCCGCCGCAAGAGCCCATGACAGGATCCTCGATTGGTATCATCATAGGTAGCGTTGTAAACAGATTTAGCTTGCCATGAGTAACCATTTAAATAATAGTTATTAGTATTCCAGCTTGAGTTTGGATAGTTTTCATAGGTATCTTCTCCCCATTGCCACAACACTCCAGTACAATCCTCTATCCCGTCGTTACTTAAAATGCGCTGACCGTTACTAGCTACATGACCTCCAGTAGTGTTAGGATCAGCAGCACCTTGGATAGATACTTGTTCAGGAGTACCTTTCATAACTACTATAAAAGCACTACGGGGTAGTAAATGTTTGGTAACTTTTCCGAAGTATTCAACAAATTTTTCACCATTGAATTTCATTGGAGAGGAACTTCCGTCACAGATAACACCATTGTACTTACTAACTAATTTTTCATTAGTAGAGTCCCAGCTTGGAAGATAGATATCCACCCATTGTCCATACTCTTTAGAATATACCATACCTTCAGGATCACTTTTAGGGAGGTGTAAAAGATCCCAAACACTTGCAGGCAGGATATCTCCAGCAGCATAACCGCTAAGACTATGTCCCTCAATAACACCTACATCTGCACATAGACAATGAAATCCTCCGATTTTTCTACTGGTATGTTCAGTATACCCTGCAGGAGCGGTAGAGTCAAGAGAAAGCACCAGTGTAGGATCGAGATTGTTAATATTACTTGTAGGTTGACAAGCATATATATAAACATCTTTTCCTGCTCTATCAGCAGCAGTCCCTATAGTAGATAAGTCTAACGTTGTATCTTGAGAAACTACATAACCATTGCCACCAACATTTATTTCTGTTGCGGCGGGGATAACAATGGTTGTTTTATGAGGTTCAAATAGATCTTCTCGGGCATACCATCGAGGCGTATATCCAATGATAGCTCGCAGATTGCGTAGTTCACCAGGAGATATAGCAGATGACATAAGTAGTCGTCGAGTAATACTCATGAAAAACAAGCTCCTTTACTATTTACTCGCATGAAATACCTTAAATTTCAAGATATTTATGCTACTTATTATTTTACCTCAATAATTAAAATTTGTAAAGTATTTAGATTCTAAAAGATGTGCCATTTTTTCAGATTTGGTGTATCTGTGCATATTAGTATCATCACCAATATTTACATTCATACCCAATTCTTTGGCTCTGCGGCGGATGTTTCGTACAAGCTGCGGTTTTTTATCCGCAGGGGCATGGCGAAACATTTTAATCGCTGCCATCACGTGGTTTTTATCATTTAAGGGATAAGACCGGGTTTCTGGGATTCCAAATACTCCAGTGGGAAGCCTGTCTCTTGCTTCCGTATCAAGTTTAGCCATAATTTTACATTCCTTTCTTTGTTTAGTGTCTTACAGGATTTTCTAAGTCTGCCCATAAAAGTCCAAGGACTACGCCGACAGCAAGTGCAGCTAACGTAGCTTTCTTGGGGTTGGACATGATAAATAAATCTACTTTAGCAACTAATGCCTTAGCTCCTTCTTTAACTGCAGTAATTACTTTAGTAGCTATTTCTTTGATTTTTTCCATTATTGATATTCCTCCTAGCATATAAGCTATAATATATTAGTTATTCCCCTCCCCTAAAACAGAGGAGGAGAATCTAATAGGTCCATTTATTACCGGTAGGTCAATTTATTACCGAGCCATTCTTGGTCCAGTTTTTCAGGGTATAACCACTATCAGGTGTACACGTGAAGGTAACAGTGCTGCCATAATTGACATTTAATTCACCCCAATAATTTTTCCCTTCATAGGTAGCATAGATACTACCATGTTCAGGTTTAGTAATAATAACTTTTAATACTTTAATAGTAGCAGCATTGTGAGTTACGGTAGTTGCAGCGGTTACTGTACCAGTCTTAGTTGCGCCACCATTATAGCCTGTATTACCAGTATAGGTAATTGTATAGGTAGTTCCATATGGACAGCTCAGGTTATTTTGGGCAGCACTTGTTGCAGTACTTGTGTAGCTGGGCAGTGTTCCACCATAAGTAGAGTTGACAGCGAGTTTAAGAACATATGTTTGGTTAGTCGTAGCAGGCACAGTCAAGTTATAGTACCTTAATGTGGATGTTGCAGATTTAGCAGGAACGCTGACATCCGCAGTTACTGTTCCACTTACTGCAGCAGATGCAGTATATGTGTAAGCTGCAGTTGCAGCATTTGCAGTATATACAATGCTGTATGCAGTCCCATAATCAACTGTATAATTTGTAGCAGAAGATGTGGCTGTTTTAGCAACGCCACCAATAGTAGCTACGTACGTTTGGTTGGTCGTTGCACCAATAGATAAGGTGAAAGTCTTAATAGTAGCCGCGGTAGCAGTGATAGTCAGGTTACCCGTGATAGTACCACTGGAAACAGAGGGAGTACCTGCGTTATACCCAGTAGCCGGGGTTACCGTGACTGTATAGGTCGTACCATAGTTTGCCGTGAATGTCGAGGTATGTTCTACTCCGTCGTTTGTTGTTACTTTAATGGTTTGATTAGCTGTTTGTGTAATAGTTACAGTATATGTAGCTAATTTACCATATGCATCCGCTTTTAAATAATATATGCTTTCTGGATCTTTAGTTGGGGACGATGTTATCCCTGTCCATCCAAGCGGCACATATTCGCCTAAGGTTCCTGTTACTGGATTTGTAAGTATATCTCCTTTATATTCAAAGACAAACTTGTCAAAAACGTAGCCTGTCGATGGAGCAAAAGATACTGTAAATTCTTTATCTGATGCACCATATAGCGAGGCAACCCCGGATATAGTAGTTGATCCATTATGGGGAGATATATCAGGTCTAAGTTTCCATGCAGCTACAGAAAAGTTTAAATTGATATCATTAGTTAGCGTTATAGTTTCAGCATATGTAGTTTCTGTAGCTTGATGGAAGTATAATTTATTACCATCATTTATTTGACGTTGGCAATATATAAGATTTTTAGCAGTCCCGTTTAAATTATAAACAACATTTATATCAGTTCCCAACGGGAATTGTAATGTAGTAGATGCGGTATACTGAGTTCCGTTTATACTTACCCAGTAATTTGTACCAGTTGTATCATTGGTATAATTTAGATTTAACGTACACGTATCATTTTTCACACAAGTTAGAGCATCAGAAAAATATTGTCTACCATCTGCCAATATTACTCGCAGTTGAAATACTTTATCCCCTGCAGCAGCATCAGGCCCCCAATCCAGTTTAATGGTAACATCAGTAGTATCAGAGGTAAAACTACTGACTACCAGTTCAGGATTCATAGATACTATAGATTTAATAGTTTGTTTGGGGGCATAGCTCATTTGTACTTCTATTTGATCTGTGGGGCCTGCCTCAGCGGTTATTATTTGGAAGGTCGGAGGTTGACTTAGTTTAGGTACTTGTTTATACATAAGTTATAATCTCCTTTGTTACGAAATAACAAGCGGAGTAGTAGGGAACATAAATACATAAACAACATTGTCAGTATTTGTTACAAGCAAGATATTAACGAAGTTCCAAGCTCCCATATCAAGGTCGGGGTCATTTCCGTTTGGTTTAGATACAATAACCGATGAGAATGCCGAGTTTGCCGTATTCCAGGTAATTGTAGGTATTGCAGTACCTGTGTATAATGCTAAGGTAATTACTCGAGATACTGCCTGGTTTAACTCTGTATTCTTAGGGAGATAAAGACCTGCCAGGTTGATCGTAGCTGACGATGCATTATTTGTCATAAAGTTTATAATATGCAGATCATGCTGGAAATCTAAGTTTACAGTACCCCCAGTAGTAGGATCAAACATACTTACAGGTTGGGAAAGGCTGGAATCTATAGTCAAGGGTGAAGTTCCAGGGGTCGTAGATCGAATACCCTTCATTACATCTATAAACCCATTGAATATATTGTTCTTAGTGAATGTATTTGCTTCACCTTTAAGAGCAGCGTCACCCATTTGTTGAGTTACAGTATCAACTTGGGTTTGCAGGGAACTGATATCAATATTTTCCAGGTTAGTCCAGCCACCTCTAGCTTTTACACACCAAAGGATATATCCGGTTTTGGGTCGTACTTCAGAACCAGTATGATCTGCTCCTACTGATTTTGATGCATCGAAGTTTATTTTCCAAATATGATTAGCCGCTGAATCGTTAAGAACACGAATATGTCTAGATAATTCTTCAGAAAAAGCACCAGTAGTAGATGGTGGGTCTGGCGCAAATATTTCTCCAATTGAACCTGTAATATTTCTTTGGGTATCAGTTACATAGCTACCTACCAGCTCAGTATCAGATGTACCGCTAGTATAGGAGTTCCATAGTGGCATGCGGAAAGTAGTAGAGCCATCACCAGTGGAATACTGAGGTACCCATTTCCCTTCATTTGCAGTTTTAGTAGCCTGCCATACTTCTTCAGTAACCAGACGTTCTGCAGCGTGTTCATTAACCCAATCCCATAATGCGGAATAAATAGTACGAGAATATAATCCTCCTGTCAGGGGCAATGCATCACTCGGTACAATACCGTCTAATACTGGGAATACTTGTCCGATAGGGACACCATTATTAAAGGGTTCCCCGTTGAAAATAAATTGAGCAGGATCTTCTTTACTACCTACAATCAGATCGCCTGCAAATTCAGTACTGCCTTCAAATATATTATCACCGGTAAAAGTCAGGTTTGATGTAGTTTTAACATAATCTGTCATATCCACATCTTCACCCATGATTTTCCAGGCAGACCATGTAGTTCCAGTTTTTATTCTGAAATATAATTTAGGTTCAGCAACTTTAGAAGAATATAAATCTTGGCGAATGCCAGCACCAGTTGTAGAAACATTTAAACCAAAGGCAACTGTTGCAGGGCAATTAGTTAAAGATGCTGCAATACTATCTGTTTTTGCTATATAATAGCCGACAGTGGTATAGTTATTAAGATCACTGTCATTAGGAATTTCAGTAGTGTATAATTGTTGTGCAGCGTTTACTTTTTGATCAGAACGAACGAATTGGTTCCATTGTCCCCAGGTACTGTTTTTATATTTACGGGTATACATATTGATACTGGTATCTGTATCCACATATAGAATCTGGGTATATTCATCATTAGCCTGAGGAGACGCAGGGTCACCCGCTGTATAAACTTCTAATACGCTAGTAAACGGGGTAGTTATAGGTGCGTTAGTTAGAGTAACAGAGGAAGTGGCTTGAATAGAATAAACACCAGTTCGTTTATATTCATTTAAGTTCGTAGTTTCAGCATTTATATTTTTAAGGTCAGTGGTAATCAGTGTATTTTGTTCCATATAGAGTTTAGGAACAGCATCTTTGTTAGTACTCGGAGTAACACTGCCCAACGTTAAAGTACCCGTGTCATTAAAGATACTTTCATTGGTTGTTGATGCAATACCGTTAGGACGGATATTAACCGATTTAACAGTGCTGGAGTCGCCGCCAATAAGTACACCTGTAGAAGCACTTTTTTTCAAGACTGATACATTATTACATTTTAAGTCTAGTCCTGCTGCACTACTAAAATTGATCGGACCTGTCATTGTAGAGGTGCCATCTAATTTCAAATAGCTACCAGATACACTATCAGAGTAAGATATTTGATGCACAGGTTGCCAGGTCTTGTTTACCATAGCACAGGTGTATACTTTATCAGTTGCATAAGTGCTAATTAACAATTGGGTATATAAAGCATCCCTAGAGGACCCAATAATTTGGCAAGTATATAATTGTCCATCACCTATTTCGGTATCAAGGGTACTATTATTCCACAACGAAATCCAATTTTCTGAGCATATAAATGCACAACTGGAGTTCATGTTATAGTAAGACGTAACCCATGCTTGTAATTCTTGACGTAAATTAGTAATAGTTTTAGTTGCAAAAGAACCCAGGTCTTTTACAGGCAGCCCAGAAAGGTCGATGTTCCCAGCAGGGTCTGGCGTGGTATTATTAACCGTTTTTACTGCATCAGTGATACCATAGGCAGCCAAAGTCGTACCACGATAAGCTATTTCTTTCCAGGGTCCCCAGGTTTCTGTCCCAGTATCCTTATAGTAGGTGCGTATAAACATGCTATTTGCATCAGGTTTATACGATGTTACTATCTGACGGACTCCTCTGGTATTATTAAATCTAATAACTTCTAGATAAAAAGCAAACTGAGTAGGACAATTTGTGCATGTTGCTGCTATTCCATTATTGTCACAATCCCAAAGCCCAGGAGTCTTGTAAGTATTAAGATCAACTGCACTAGTTATTTTTTGAATTTTTAAATTTGTTACATCTACATTCCCATTGCTGTTAGCTGCTACACTATTTACTGTTTTAACGAACGCAGGGACATCACTTAAGTCATTGAAACTTCCCGAGGTAGCGACAGTAGAAAGCCCAGTAATAGTACTCGCATCCTGATTATGTGCAGACGGAGGGAAAGTCTCAGGTTTATCTAATACGCCAGACCAGGGTACAGCAGTAGCGATGGATGATGTAAATGCACGGTAACCTTCTGGTAAATTCAGTTTAGTATCATCTATTACCCAGTACATAGTAGCCGGGTTATTCTCTGTTGCACCTTCAACGATAACAACATCGTTATTCTGTACCTGTTCTTTAGTTAAAGCAAACCGTTCTTCATCGTTCTGTACGATAACAGTGTCAGGCATTGCCTCTCGGGGAATATTATCGATAGAGATCATGCCTGTAATTTTATCTGCAGGTATAGTAGTAAACTCAGTTGCAATGCTTACCGGAGCATTCAGGGATGTCGTTACAGACCCAGTAACTGCACCTGTAAGCTTGATAGAAACCGCAGTCTTAAGAGCCTCTGCAGTAGTTGCGTTTGTTGCAGTACCGAAGAAGCTGGCAGCACCTGTATTCAAATTATATTCAGTAAATTTAAATCCTAAAGTATCAGTACGTCCACCAACAGTTGTGGCAATTTTCTCTTCGTTAACATCCGTGATTTTATGTGCTAAAACTATATCAGCAGCATCACTGTCAGCGTTAGGAGATTGAATGATATCTGTACCAAGTACTATTTGGGAGGTATTAGAGCTTAATATTTTCTTTAACTGTAATATACGATTTTCGTCTATATTTACAGTAGTACCATCTTCAGTCTGATAAACCTTTGTTTCTGTAGTGCCCCGTTTCAAGGAAATATATTCCGTAGCAGCATCAGTATTACCCAGGTCAAATTTAACAGATCCAGTTACTGTGCCACCCGTTAATTGTAAGTATCGGTCATCATGAAGATGGGTGTCATCAGATTTATGGTTAACAGTATCTATTACTTCTTCAACCTTTTTTACTAATATCGCTTCAGCAGGGGTTATATTAAATTTCTCGAGATCTGCCATATATTTAAGCCTCCGGTTGTTTATTTCTAGACCATATTATACCTATCTATAAATACAAAAAGACCCCTGCATAATACAGGAGTCTCTAATTAAACGTGTTATACTGTTTCGTAAGTAGTGTATACTATATAACCTTTTTCGGTTATTTTAGCTTGAATGACGGTAGAGATCGGAGTTTTAAAAACCGTGTACATAATTGGGTCATAGGAACCTTTGGCATTGGCCTCATAGACCTGAAGGATTTCAATATTAGGGTTATTGATAGTAAAATGATTACCATAAACCCCGTCTGTTACAAAGTCTTCTGCCGTAAATTCTATTTTAGTAATTTTAGCTTTAGAATCTACAGTAGTTTTCATTACCTCCACCGTTTCTTCTGCTGCGGTTACTTTAGCCTGCAAGTCTTGGATAATCGACATATACGAGTTAAGATACTTAGTGATATCCAACTCTACCATTACGCCAAAAGATGCCAGCGGGGATTCTTCCAGGTTCATAGTTTTAAAGCCTTTGATAGTACCATTACTTACAGGCACCATACCTAGAGTAGCATTAGAAATCAATTTTATCTGGGGAGTTTTTAGCGCATACCAGATCTCAACTTCAGCCAACTGTTCATCAGTTGCCTTAGCAGGGAAATCCACTACGATACTGTTATTTTTCACTTCATAAGTTACAGGACCAATATTAAAAAGCACAGCATCGTTATACGCAGGATCAGGGTCTTCCTGGGTAATAATATTGAAAGCATATTGTGTATCTGTCAGCCACATTCCTGTAATATCAGAACCTTTTACAGAATGCACTTTTTTTACCCAATTAGCACCGTTACTGTCTACTACTAATTCATCATAGAGAGAATCGTTTAATCTTCGCAAGGCAAAGCCAGAATAAGAAGATGAAGTAGTAGAACTAGGACTAGCTACATCAAATCTTGCCCCTTCGATACATACCATAGAAGCAGGGGTTTCGATAGTACCCGAGCTTACATCTACAGGCAATGCTTTAACTTGTACTTCAGGTAAAGTTCCGCTTACTGCTAAGGCTAAATCAAATTCTTCAGATGCCGTTACAGACAGCTTAACTCGTTTAGCAAATCGTTCATCACATTCTTCTTTAGTGTACCAGCCTGTAGCTACTCCCTCTGCTTCTTGGGCTGCTTTTTCAGCACGAGCAACAGCTTGGGTAACAATGGCTACCCATTGGGCATAGGCATCCGGATCCGGGTCGCCATCATCATCAATTGGATACGGTGTAGGACGCAGTAAATCAAGGTTACTACGTTCAACAGTAAAGCTTACCGGGAATGTAGTTGCAAGTTTTTCTCCTTTGCTACATCCGATCAGGCTTACATAAAGCACACCTTCCCGATTGATAGCATTAGCGGGAATGCTATAGTATACATCTGGTTGGATATTAACTTTCCAGGTTTTACCTTCCACCCGAGAAAATTCTGCTGTTTTATCTAAAGCATCCCAGCCAAACCCAGGTTCGATGTGAAAGGCGATAGAAACATCTTCCTGACTTCGACTGGGAATGCGATAAATCTCTGAGGTTTCCAGAGTACGGTTATTAACAGTTACATCTATCTTCATTAGGTATTAGATCCTCCTTTAATAACTTCTTCAAGCCTTAACACATAAGTTTGAAGTTCTTCAATAGTTCGTTTAGGATCTTTAATATAGGTCTGTGCTTCCCAACCTTTTGCCTTAGCTTCTGATACATGTTCTCCAGAGGCACTGGCAAGGTTCTTCATTTGGTCAGTGTTAAGGGTAAACACTTGTTTATCTGAAAGTCCACTGGGAATACCACGAACCTCAAATGTATCTTCAGGATTTACATTTGCCATTGTACTAAATAAATTGTACGTTGTTTGTGACTCTAGACTGTTATCAAATGATACTTGTTGATTACCTACTTTAAACATAAAAGGGGAGGTAATATCATTTTTAGTAATGATATCATTTAATTCCAGTGCCCTACATACCAGGGTTTCAATAGGTATTTCACTTAAAGTATCATTTACGTAGATAGGTTTTTTGTTATCCCAATCATAGCGGTAGCGCGAACTGGAACTGTACAGCTTAAAGTCATTGAACGATACACGCACTGCATCTACAGGGACCTGTTGGACACCAGCAATATAGCCACCAGTTTTTATTCCAGTATTAGGGTCAAAAGTACAGTAATATTCAAGTTTATTAGACATTATCGTTATTCCTCATTTCTTAGTTTCGACCTAATGCTTCCCACATAATATATGCAGAATCAGGTAGTACCCCAGAATATGTAAAGGAAACATCTGTACTTGTAGGAGTTCCTAAACATATTTTACCCGGAGTACTAATTTCGGCATTAGGATCTACAAGAGTAACTTTGATCGCATAAGGCGGAGTATCAGCATTAAATGCAATAGGAAAAACGATAGTTCCCATTGAGACCCCGGGTTCTGTTCGTCCCCATTCCCTTATGATACCTGAATTATACACCTGCCAGCCAATTGTGTCAAGATGGCAATTTACATTATATGCAGTTTCTACCTCTGCAATTTTAGCAGTTAATGTATTTACTGCTGCAACTGCTTCTTCAGACCCAATAGTAACTGCAGTTGCCTGATTGTCAACGGTATATCTAATACATAAAACGATATTTATAGATGCTGGTTTTGGCGCTTTACCCCTATCACCTATATTATAAGATGTAATAATATCGCCACTGGAATCTGGTCCGCCAGAGGTACCAGTACCACCTGATCTATTCCAGAACCAACCAGAAGTACCAGAGGGGTATGTTGCACCGGAATAGCTATAACGACCCCAGTTACCGTTATTATTTTGCATACGTCCTAAACCATGGAAATGCAGATTAGAGTACTCTGATTTATTATAATTTCCGACATTCGCAAGTTCAGACATTTTAAGTAAGCTGACAATTTTGGGAAGTCTAAAAGTAGTACTTCCATCACCACTACTGAAAAAGCCACAATTACCATCTTGGGCATTTGCTAGGTTTTGCCATTCTGATTCAGTGATTATCTTTATATTACTTTGTGCCCATGTCCATAACTCAGAGTATTGAGTACGGTTCAAGACTAACCCCTCACCCAAACTTAAAAAACCAGCGGGCGGATTTAAGCCTAAAGTAAGTGTAATGTCCCCAACTTTACTGAGGATTGGTGTACTAGTCGTTGTCATAAATTAAATCTCCTTTCACCATTTCCTGTAACGGGGATCAAGTGCTTCATCTACAAAATCTTCAATAGATGTTATGGGGTAGGTCAAAGCCGTTTCAACTTCTTCCCAATCATTAAAAATACTTTCGCAATCCTGCATTTCAGCAGCTTGCATACCTGCTGTTACTCCTTTATTATATACTTCACGGATCAAACGCAAAAGAGCGTCGTTATCATCTAGAATAATATCCGCAAGAGTTTCTTGAAATTTCACGAATAGCTCCTCCTAACTATTAGATTGTATCAGGGTAATTCTGGAACCAAATAGCTTTTCCACGAATAACATCGCCACCTGGTTTAAGTTTGCCGTCACCTGGAATATCATACAATTTCCACAAATCCCAGCGTTCGCAAGTAGTTGCGGGACCGTAGTCATCAAGGTCAGCAGCTTCAGCATGGGTCATTACATGACTTGCATCTATTGGGATATTAAATTTTTCACAAAGTATTGTGACAACTTTAGCCATGGCCTCAATTTGGCCTGCTGTAGGAGGCTGGCTACCAAAGTCTACATTTCCATCCGCGTAGGCTGTTGCATCAAAGCATCCACAGAGGGTAACTCCAATAGCATTACTATTACGATGCCAGGTATGTTCTTTATATTCGCTCAGATTTCCCATAAGATGAATCTGTGCATCACCAGTAATACAGATATGATAGTCGTCAAACGTCTGATCGTATCTCCCTGCTGTCCAGTGTAAATAAATATGATAAACTTCGCCATTACAATTCTTGGCAAGGTTTCTAAGTTCTTTTAATGTTATAATTTTATCCATATAATTACGGCCTCCATTCTTTTGTACCCGCAAGGATGCACCCTGCAAAAGTTGTTTTTGAAAGTAATATGATTTTAGTATCAGAAAATTGGATAGTAGCTTCCAATGATTCCCAGAGATCAGCGGATAGTTTACGATACGGACGGGAAATTGGAATACGGTTAGTTACAGCTTTTTCAAGTGTATAAAATCCATCTGAGTTGGTACTGGTAGACCACTCGCTTACTGCAAAATCAATTATATCAACTAATCCCAATTTATTTTCAGGGTCAATAATATAATTGGGGAATCTGTATTGTAGATCCGTAATAGTTATTTCAGGCCAGATAGCACCTTCTTCATCAGGTTCCGTGCCAGGAACCACATGGAGTATAGTAATAGGATAATTCCCAGAAGCAGTATAGCTATCAATTTGTTCCTTAGTAAACTCAGTAGTTGACGTCGCATAATTTACTCCCGATTCATAGGCTAAGTACACCAGACAATAACCAGTCTCCAAAACCGTTAAAGTAAATGTATCTCCAACATTATATATTGTTTTATCTTTATCAAATGATATAGTGACACCAAGTACCATCGGGGTATCATTTGAATTCAAATCAGAAAATGTTTTTCCATCTGCTACTACTGTAAAAATGATTTCCTGGGCGTTAACTTCGGTAAGAGTAATTTCAAATACAGTATCAGTATCAAAGCTTGCAATACTCTGTTGGTCTGTTGATACATATGCTTTGGCATTGGTTACTTGTCTGTTGGTTTCAATGAGCAGCCGTGTATAATCATGTACAAGGCTATCATCGTTTTGAGGAATGGTAAGCCCTCTACCGTTTACATAGGCTTTACCATTTGTATACATACCCATGCCCTCATTGACTTCCAGTTCCAATCCTTCGACAGTCCAGTTATTAAAGATCTCACTTGCACCAATTGCATCTATTGGTAAACTGGGATCGCCTTGTTCACCTTTTTCACCGGGATCACCTTTTTCACCTTTTTCACCTCTTTCACCTCTTTCACCCCGAGGTCCAGGATCACCTTTTTCGCCTTTAGGTCCGGGATCACCTGGATCACCCTTTTCACCTGGAGGTCCTTGGATTACAGAGAGGTCGGTGATTTCTGATGCTGTATGAGTATGGACTTTAGCAGCTTTGTTGTCTAATTGCTGTTGCAGATTAATTACATCCGAGATTGTATGTTGATGCTTTAATGGTTGACGAGCATCAGTCATTCTAGGATCATCATTAGTTACATATCTGTTCAGGTCTGACGGGACTCCATGCGTACCCTTTAATGCTTCCATGTACGCAGAGAGATCTTTCATTACGGCAGATACATTTACACGGAACTCAATTGTATTGGCGTCTTTAATAACAGGTACTAAAGTTTCACTCTCTACAAATTTAACAGACCCGCCCCATTCTGTAGGTACAGCATAGGCATCATTTATTAGAATAGAACCAATAGCTTTAACTTGTACAGGATTAGGAATAAGGTCTAACTTGGCTTTGTCTTCTTTAGACAGTAAACCATCCTTTACCTGAGAAGCAAGAAGCGGTCGATTTTTAATGATATCCCAGACAATTACTTCACCTGTTTTAGGATTTAGTAATTCATCTTTAGTCCATACATTTCCGTCTAATGCATTGCCTACGCGGATAAGTTCATTGATTATCGAGGCGTCTACACGGGACGCAACAGGAACATATCGGACATTGAACGTTTTACCAACATCAGCACTGTTAAAAATAACGATACCTTTTGCAGCTACGTAATCATATTCCGATCTATAGTTAAATAGTGCTTGTCCTGCTAATGGTTCGCCATCAAATATTAATTGGATACCAACTATTTGAAGGGTATTGACTTTTGGTATATGATCGAGGTATACTTTTTTAGAAGCAGGTACTAATATCTGCTGTTCATATACCTGAGACCTAGACTCATCAAGATTATATAGATATGACAAGTTCATGGGGTATTATAACCTCCTTGGTTTAACGGTTTTTCTATTCTACTGTACCATATTATACCTACTTAATTTTCGAGTATAAATACTAGGTATAATACTAGTATACGGAAAAACCAATACATTGGAGGTATTAATTTTTTATGAAACCTAATCTCTATAAAGAAGAACTTATTGATTTATCTACAGATACTAACTTTGAAAAGCTGGCATCTTTTGCTGTAGAAAATCTTCTTTCACCTGAAGAAATGGATATCGATTTGGGTGAATTGATTGAAAAACAAGCTTATGCGGAAGACGCTGTTTTTGCAGATGATATTAACCGTATGTTTTCTATCGCAACCCCGGTCGAAACTAAAATCTCTGCATTGTACGCTACTAAATGTGCGTCTATGCTGCCGGAAGAAGTAGTAAATCGTATCAATAACGCCTGCAGTATTTATGGCATTGATATCGAGATCCCGGTAGTAAATAAAGTTGCATCTGTAATGGATGACCCTGAAATCATGGCAGCTATTGATGCCTTTGAAAAAGATTGGGTAGACCCAGAGGATGAGGCTACCGAGAAATACGCTCATGCAACTGAGTATGGTACTGAATTCGATACCTGTATGGCTGCCCGTGCGTACCATGCTTCTGAGCCTGAAGAAATCGAAGCTATTGAAACCATTGCTAAAACTGCAAGCGCAGTTCCTCCTGAAAGAATGGTAGAGATCCTCCATGACCTGGATGAACAATTGGGCTTTGATACCCCTGCTATGCAGCGTTTGGTAGGTACTCCTGAATATGCAGTGTTTGAAAAGAGAGCATCGGAAAACATGGTTAATCTGGGTAATGTTAGCGCTCCTCTTTCAGTTATCTCCGAATACCAGGATTCTATTAAAGATTTAGGTGTAGACCTGGATTGGGATGGTGAATCTCCAGATTCTCTGCAACTTCAAATAGAAAGGCTTCCGAGTCAAGTAAAGAATGAAATTGGAAGTTGGGTGAAATAATATGGCTGCTAGCGGTCTTCTTATTGGCAATGAAATCTTTAGGGCATATGATGACGCTAAAAAGAAATTTAAAGACTTTGATACTTGGGTAGCTGAGGCTATTCGAGATGAGTTTGGCGAAGATATGGTAGCACCGTTAATGTCTGCTAAAATAGCTAAAACTTCTAGATTACCCTGGGATAATCCGATCGTCTTTGAGAATATCGCACTGACTTTAAACGGTAGGCCAGTACTTCCGGATGTGGATCAGGATATCAGTGTAAAAGAATTAGCTTTTGCAGTTACCTGTCTAAAAAAAGAATTTCCTAATGATGAATTCAATGATAAAGTAATCCAGTACTTCGCTGCTGAAGCGGGAGAAGAGGGTATTGCAATCTTACCTCCTGAACTTAAAGATGCTCAGCGCTTTATCCCGCCTATCTTTTTAAATAAAGAACAACAGTCTATTCAACGTGCATATCTTGAGGAAATCAAGGATTACGTTGAAATAATGACTTCGGCATCGACAGCCGGAGGAGGTGACAAATAATCCATGGCAGTACCTGTTGATAATACGGATATTATGGGTAGTGGTAACGCGACTTCCTATAATAATTCACAATATAAATTAATGACCCAGGATGCCCGTTGGAGAATGTTGTATCCGGCACCCTACTTTGATCCAATCGCTATGCAAACGCTGATGGATCCAAAGATCATGATGCTCTGGGGACGTTATTTCTACGACTGGCACCCGATAATCCATGCTGCAATCAATAAAATGGTTTCCTATCCTATTACAGAGTTTATCTTTGATACTACAGAGGAAGAAACCATTAAAAAGTACAAAGAGATATTTACAGCGATTGACTTGAAGGGTATCCTTATAAAAATGGGTCTTGATTATTTTGTAAGCGGCAATTCCTATTTTTCTCTTTTGATGCCCTTTAAACGAATGCTGGAATGTCCGCGCTGTCGTACCTCGATAGCTGCATCTGAAGGAAAGTTCAAACTTCGTCAAAAAAATGTTATAATCGACTGTCCTACCTGTAAAAAATCAGTTGTAGCAGAGATCAAAGACGTCACAACGAAGGAAATCTCCGCTATACGTCCAATTCTTTGGGACCCGCTTAATATGAAAGTAAACTATGACGAAACCCTGGGCATGTCAGAGTACTTCTATTCATTGCCCAGCTCACTTACTACGGGTATCGATCAAGGCAATATCCATCTTTGGGCAACATATCCTTTGTACTTGATCAATGCTGCTCAATCGCGTAAGTATGTTAAGCTGTATAATAAAAAGGTGTTTCATCTGAAACGGGAAACACATTCTTCTGCGTATAATAAGGGTTATGGTCAGCCGATTATATCCCCTGTACTGAAATATTTATTCCATCTGTTAATTTTATTGCGGGCACAGGATGCTTTAGCAATCGATCAGATTTTGCCCTGGACTATTATATCCCCGTCCTCTAACGGAGCGATTGATCCTGCAGGCGACTTAAATTTAGGGCAATTCAGCGGAGCACTGGAAACCGAATATAAACAATGGAAAGCTAACCCATTACGCAAGAGTATCATGCCAGTACCTGTAAATGCACAGATCCTGGGCGCACAAGGTAAAGCGTTAATGCTTACCAACGAGATCCAGGAAATCACCAATCAGATCCTGGCTGGTATGTCTGTACCAAATGAATTTGTGTACGGTGGTCTTCAGTGGTCTGGTGCTAATGTCTCTTTGCGGATGCTGGAAAACCAATTCATTAACTACCGCACTATGATGCAGGAAGTTATTGATTATATTATCGATGAATGCCATACCTACTTCGATATTCCTAAAATTAAAGTCCGTATGCAGCCATTTAAAATGGCAGACGATATTGCTCAGAAAGATCTACTGCTTAGGTTAGTCGAAGCTGGTGTACTTTCCAAACATACAGCACTCAAAGAATTGTTCCCGCATCTGGAATATGAACAGGAGCAAAAATATCTTAATGAGGAAGAAAAAGACGAAATGGAGAAACAGGTTCAGCGTAGTGTTGTCCAAAATAATGTACAACGTTCGTATGGTATCATGACTCCAATGCCTAACAACGGTATCGATATGGGTGGGCAACAACATGGTGATTTACCAGAGCAACGGCCTCCACGTGCCGAAGGAGGTAATCAGCAAGTATGAGCAACAATATAATTAAAGAATTACGGAAGCTGGCTTGGGTGGAACAAGTTCTGCCCTCGGCTGGCAGTTTAGCACCTGTAATAGAACGAGCTGTACGACGGGGTACACGTTTAGGAATACAGGAAGCAATTACTAATAAAGGGTTAAACGGAAAGGAAGAGAAGAAAAATGTATCTAAACGTTAGCCAAAAATGGGATGCAATCTTAAAAAAAGTTCAAGAGGGTATAAAACGCCTTTTTCCTATTGAGGGAAAGACTGGTAAAATCGAACTGATCCGTCTTGAGATCCCTAATAAGACCAATTCATCCATTGAGTCTCAAAAGCAAAGCCTGCTTGCTGGGTCTAGCCTAGGAACTCCTGTATATGGTGAGTTTAGGCTTACAAAAACTAACGGCAAAAGCGAAACTGCAAAAATAAAAATATTGGATCTTCCTATCCTTACCGATCGTGGTACATTTATTGTACAGGGTAAGGACTATTCCGTATTTAATCAATCCCGTTTACTTCCTGGTGTTTATACCCGTAGAACTAATGATTCCGACGCCGTATTCGCCGATTTTAACTTAGCTAAAGGTTTAGGCTTTGAAATACATATGGATACAGACGGTGTATTCAGTGTTAGATTTGATAAATCAAAGTTATCCACATCTTCCAAGAAGATCCCTCTATATCCACTGTTACATGCGCTGGGTGCATCTGATCCTGAGATCCAAGCTGTATGGGGCAATGATATCTTTAAAGTAAACGTTGCAAAATCCAACCTTACTGAAGATATTAAAAAAATAGTAGAGCAGGTTATCTATCCTACTAAACGTACGGGTAATGATATCAAAGATTTACGCGAGTATTTCAAAGGCAACACGCTCAATGCGGATACTACCCGAATTACATTGGGTAAAGCTTATGATGTAGTTACTCCGAAAGCCATGCTTGACGCATCCGCAAAAATCATTCGTGTCTATAATAATAAAGAGGATGAAGATGACTTGGATTCTTTGTTATTCAAGGAAGTCCTGGCTGTCGAAGATCATTTAATGCTTCGTATTGAGAAGAAAGCGAAAGAAGAAGGACTTGTGTATAAACTGATCTCCAAGTTGGACCAGGGGCGTCCCTTACGTTCGATCATTTTACCAAACTTGTTGACTAAGCTTGTAGAAGGTTTCTTTACTAAATCCTCACTTTCTGCTCCTCAAACTGAAATCAACCCAATAGAAATTCTGGAAACCAACCACAAAATCACTGCTATGGGTGAAGGTGGTATTACCTCGGAACGTTCTATTCCTATGAATGCACGTAATCTTCATCCGTCTCACTTCGGGTTCCTTGACCCTGTACGTACTACAGAGTCTGAACGCGTAGGTATCGACCTTAGAACTACAGGTCCCACAGTTATAAAAAACCGTAATATCTATACTGAATTCATAGATAAAAACGGCAAAAAAGTTATGCTCAGGCCTATCGACCTTGCAGGTAAAGCAGTAGGGTTTCCGGGGCAAGAGGGTAAACCTGTAGTAAAAGTCCTTATTAATAATCGTATGAAAGATATGCCGCGTAATCAGGTAGATTACTGGATGCCAAAACCAGCAGATATGTTTACAATTACGACTAACCTGGTTCCGTTCCTGCAAAACGATCAGGGTAACCGTGTTACAATGGCAGGTCGTATGGTTACGCAAGCAGTACCTTTAGTACACCGTGAAGCTCCGCTGGTACAAATTCGTGACCAGTCTGGTAAATATAAAACTATTCAGGAACGGTATGGCAAAGAATACTTTGTACCCAAAGCTCCGGTTGACGGCACAGTTACAGAAGTAACATCTAAGTATATCAAGATCGGAAATACTAAAGTGGAGATCTATGAGAACTTCCCGCTTAACCTTAAATGTCCTAGTGGGGAAATGAAAATCAACGTTCTTCGAGTACACGGTGAAGTTTGGCGTGGGAAAATCAAAGACTATGAATTCCAGTACGGAGATAAAATACAGTCTGTGGATACAAAAGCCAAGCGGTCTAAATGGCAGTTGATCAATGCTTTTGACTACCAGGATAACGACAAAAAACTCTATAATATCAAATTTAGGTCTGGACGTAACGTAGTAGTTACTGAAGATCATAGCCTGATTACTATAGATGAGTCTGGAGAACTGGTACCCATATTTCCTAAAGACTGTATAGAAGGCGAGACCAAATGTCCTCTGGCAATGTTACCTGGTGTGCCCCGTTCTACTATCTTTAGAGACGAGGATAACTATAATATGGGTATCTTTGCAGGTCTGTATTTATCGGAGGGCTGCGTAAACGGTACTTGTATTAAAATCTCTGTATTAGATGATTGTCGAAAATTAGAGGTACAGCATATCCTTAACGTTGTATCCAATAAAAACCCTGCACATATCTATGCAGACAGTGTTCGGTTATATGATAAAGATTTAAGTCAATGGCTTGTAGAGAACTTTAAAAAGTATTCTACAGGCAAGTTGATACCAAATCATTTTTTTAGTTATTCGCCAGAGTTCCGTAAAGGATTACTCGCCGGATATATGGCTGGTGACGGGTGTATATCTGCCCATTCTAAGGCCGAAGAAGATGGACAGGTGTCTCAGTTCCAAATCAGTGCTTCGACAGCTTCCAGTGCCCTTAGAGACGATCTGATGGACATGTTTGCATCATTGGGTATCATGGCCACCAAAGGGTTCTGTGACAAGAGCAAACTGAATGACAAATGGAACGATGCTTATATTTTTACCATTCCGGTACGTGAGTTACCAAACTGGCCACTCTTTTATTACCAGGATAGACAAAAGTACTTGCAGCATTTAATGGATACTTTGCCTGAACGCTCTAATTCCCGCTATAATCTAACGAATAAACATTATAGCACAATGCCTGAAAAAACGCAAAGGCGTTGGAAACGCTCTGATGTACGCTGGGATACAATTAAAACAATAACTGAGGCACCGCATGAGGACTATGTTTATGACTTTGAAGTTGCAGAGTCCAACATGTTTGCAGTAGAGAACGGTTTGGTTATTCATAATACGTTTCTAACGATGTACCCGTTAGTTAAAGTTGGTGACAAAGTAAAAAAAGGTGATATCCTGGCGGATTCTAATTTTACCAAGAATGGTGAATTAGCACTAGGTACTAATTTGAATGTAGCCTATATCCCGTACAAAGGTTGGACTCACGAAGATTCTATCGTTATCTCGGAGTCTACGGCTGAAAAGCTTACGAGCCAGCATATGTATACTAAGGAATTCGAGTCCTCTCCAGATTCTTACATAGATAAAGCTTCCTTTATCAAGTGGTTCCCCACAAAAATAAATATCGAAAATATCCAGAAGTTGGATGACGCTGGTGTTATTAAGAAGGGAGCTACTGTAGTACGTGGGGATATCCTAATTGCAGGTCTGAGACGTAAAGCCCTGACCAATGCGGATAATATGATGCGCCGCTTACGTGGAAGCCTTGTAAATCCGTATAAAGATGCAAGTGAAGTTTGGGACCACGATACCCCGGGTAAAGTAATTGAAGTAGTACGTCAGGGTAAGCTTACTCGAGTAGTTGTAACTACTGAGGATAAAGCAAAACAGGGCGATAAGATCTCTGGTTTACATGGTAATAAAGGTACTATTGGTTTGATCCTGCCGGACTCGGAAATGCCAGTAGACGCCAGAGGCAACCATGTTGACGCAATGCTTAACCCTGCATCTGTTCCCTCCCGTGTAAATCCTGGACAAATGTATGAAGCTATGGAAGGTAAGCGAGCTAAACTTACGGGTAAAGTATCCATTATAGATAACTTTGACCCTGCTGATTCCAGCGAAAAAGTATTAGCTAAAATGAAGAAAGATAATATACCTATTGAAGAACCGCTGTATGATCCTAAGACTGGTAAGGAATTAGGCAAGGTATTTACTGGTAATTCGTATATCATTAAACTGCATAAACAAACAGAAGGCAACTTCTCTGCTTTGTACCGTGGTGCCTATGATGTCAATAATCAACCAGTAAAAGGCGGCGAAGAAGGTGCAAAAGGCGTTGGTCAGTTAGACGTCTTCGCACTGCTTGGGCATAACGCTAGAAACAACCTTCGTGAAATGGCTACCTATAAATCTGATAAAAATGATGATTTCTGGAACCAGTTAGAAGCAGGTATTACTCCAATGCCTGCAAAAGAACCGTTTGCTTTCAACAAGTTTAAATCCCTTGTTACAGCATCAGGTATCGGTGTACAGGAAACTAAAGATGCCATCAGTATTGCCCCGCTTAACGATAAGATGATTACTAACTTATCAAAGGGTGCGATTCAAAAAGGTTCTATTCTGGAAAACCATATGGGTAAAGACAGACCTGAAAAAGGTGGTATCTTTGACCCGGTAGTAACTGGTGGGTTAACCGGTCAGAACTGGGCACATGTAAACCTGGCATCTCCAATAGTAAATCCGTTGTTCGAGGGCGTCGTAGCTACCCTTTTACACAAGGATACTACAGGTATGACTGGTAACCAGATCAAACAGGAATTAGGTAAGATCAATGTACCGAAACGTATTGCTGAGATTTCTGCGGCACTCAAGGTAGCAAAAGGCAGTAATCGTAATAAACTTCTTAAAGAGCTTAAATACCTTACTGCACTAAAGAAAGCCAATATGAGTCCAACAGAATATGTACTGACTAAGTTTCCGATTATCCCGCCGCAGTTTAGGCCGATCTATGATTCTAAGACAGGTGGGTTACCAATGGTTTCCGACGTTAACTATCTCTACAAAGATATGTTAAACGTTAACGAAAAGTTGGAACGCATGAAGGACTACCCTGATGAAGAAAAAGCTGCACTGTTAAAAGACTTACGTCAATCGGCCCATGCTATTGTAGGCCTTATGGCTCCTATCAATAAGCAGAACGAAAAGCGTGGTGTTACGGGGTTCTTGCCTCAACTTACTGGTTCTAACTATACTGGTAAGGGTACTAGTAAGGAGTCCTTCTTCCACCGTAAATTGCTTAAACGTCAACAAACACTGACTGGTCGTGGTACTATCCTGCCAGATCCGAATCTCCATGTTGACAACGCTAAGATCCCCTGGGATATGGCCTGGAAAATCTTTGAGCCTTTTGTTATCGCTGAGTTCCGTAAACGTGGCGTGAATATCCTGAAAGCTAAAGAGGAGATCAAAAATCGTACAGATGTAGCTAAACAACTCTTGCTTAAACAAATGGAAGCACGGCCGGTATTGCTTAACCGTGCACCAACCCTGCATAAGCTTAACATCATGGCATTTAAACCGATTCCCACAGAAGGCAAGTCTATCCAGATCCCGCCGTTGGTACTTAAAGGCTTTGCCGCTGACTTTGATGGCGACTCTGTATCTGGTGATACAGTGGTTTGCATTAAAAGAAAGGACGGACGGATATCTGTTCGCAAGATCAAAGATGTCAATGAGTCCCCGGCTAAAAAATAATATCATATGTTTTATTGGCGTCCCATTGATTTGGGGCGTCTTTTCTTTTGGTGCAAAAAAAATTAAGAAATCGTGGGATAAGAATAATGTAGAAATAAAATTAGTCACATTTCTACAAAAATTTAATTAAAAGATGGGAGTGTTTTTACTATGTAACAATTAGAAATATTCAAGGAAAAATGTACATAATAGTACGAAACTAAAAATGAAAGGAGAAATATTATTTATGAACAGCAAAGAAATCATTGCTGCTAAACGTAAAGCAGATGCACCTAATAGGATATTACGTAATATAGCACGCATCAGTGTTTATGGGTTAATTATTATTTGTATTATTGGCATTACCAACATGATATTAACAAGTCTCACAAAATAATTCAAACTATTGGTATAAGAATATTGTAGAAATAAAATTAGTTGTTATTTCTGCAAAAATTTAATTAAAAGAATGGGAGTGTTTTACAATGGAAGATGTAATCATGGAGAATAACGAAATGGAGAACAATGCAATGGAAAACAACGAAATGAATTTGAATGTAGAAGGTAAACAAAACGAAGGTTGGAAACCTGATACAAAATCAGTAGCACTTGGTGTTATTATTGGTGCAATAGGATTATACGTAGGACAAAAAGCTGTTTTGTTATATAGAGGTTACAAAATGGCTAAAGCTGCAGAACAAGTTGTTCAATCCTATACTCAAGCACAAGGACAACAAGAAGCACAAAGTTAATTAGAGGTGTAACAAATATAGCCCTAGGAGAAATCCTAGGGCGTCATTTATTCAGCAAATTAAAATTTAAGTATATAATTTATAAGCACGTAAACGAAAGGAATGATATATATGGAAAATCTGGATAACAAAACAATTATTGGTGGAGCATTAGGTATTTTAGGTGGTATTGCAGGAACATTAATTGCTCAATATGCGTTTAAGAAACGTAAAGAAAGTATTGATCGTCAACAAAAGCAATCTAAACCATATTATAATAAAAAGCAAAAACAAAATACTAATCCGAATCCCAATACCATTAATACAAACCAAGAAAATACTAATAAGGAAGCTGGATCTGATACCAAAGGTAATAAAAATCAAAACCAGCAATCCGCACATAAAAATAATAACACAGATAAATAATCGTGATTATTATGAATACAATTCTACGTAGCGAGATTCTTCTCGCTACTGTTATTCTATTTCTCTTACATTTGATAATAAAATATTTAATGTGAGGTGAACTGGATGAGTGCATCAGTATCTATTGGTTTGTGTCGTGATAGGCATGCGTTTCCAGAAGAAGTAGAAAAATGTATTTATGGGGAGATCAAAGATCCCATGGATATAAAAGGCCTGGAAAGACGTGCTGATGAATTATTTAAAAGCCTAAAGGTACAAAATACGGATCTCAAAGAAGTATCCTTATATGTAACAGGTTTATCTACAGCATTATGCGCTGCGATCAATGCAGCAAAGAAAAACAAGATTAAGTTAATCCTTAATCATTACAATATAGCAACTCGGGGCTATGTTCAGCAGAAGATGCGGTAGCCCCAACACCCCTATGCTATAAATAATGGGAACGTAATCGTTCCATCCTTCCGTTATTTATATAAAATAATATTTTTAAAGTGACGTAATAGTCGTCACGAAGGAGTTAACCATGACTGTACAAAACATCAAAAACATCAAATTTCAACCTGAAGATTTTACGGAGCGCTATGTTCTTAAGACTCCAAAGTTCTATCTTGGTATCGAAGCTCTTATTGATAGCTCGCCAACGATGAAGGAGGTATTTAAAGAAGCGCCGATTCCGAAACTTCAGAAAGAAAAAGTGGAAAACGATGCTGAGTATGAAACATGGGCTTTATGGCAATTGTTAAATACCATAAAGATTACCCCGCCAGTTAATCCTGCATTATTAACTTATGCACAACGCGTAGCCTATGTAGCCAAAGACGCAGTGGATTATATTAATGCAGAAGGAATTCCGGTTAGCTGGAGGAAGGAAAGCTCCGAGCCTGACGCTCGCTGGGTATTCTGGGTTTTACTTCCTGACCAAGAATTCAAGGAGCGTTTCTCCGTTGAACCTGTTGGCAAACGCCTGGAGATCAACGGTTTTGTCAGAGAGCCTCTGACACACCAGAAACGTAACTAATTCTTCCAAAACAGAGGTTGGAGAAATCACGCTACGTTTCTGTTAAAATGGCAGAAGCATGTCAAAGTTTCCATCGAGATGCATAAGCAGAAGGATCTTATGCGTCTCTGAAAGGAGGTTCCAAGTGGCGATAACACTTGGACTTCTAATTTGTTTCTCAATACTTTGGTTTGATTTGATGATTGTTTTAGCATATGCTGAAGCTGAGGAGACACTAGTGTGAGAGCAAGGCACTAGCTCAGAAGCATATTTCGAGAGATATTTGGTTTCAGGGTTTGATCCCGATCCATACTTCTCTCTTTTTTTTAACAAAGTATTTTCGGTATAATAGATCGTAGAACCTAGTGAAGGAGTTCGATCTATGTATACACTGGAAACAAGCCCCTCTGATTTCTCCCAAAAGATATTATACTTGGATGGTAAACCTTTTAGTCTTGATGGGTTACCATACATGGTTACTATAATGAATACAGACTCAGAAAAATTGCTTCTTATGACTGGTCGCCAGGTAGCAAAATCAACTACTATTGGTGCAACCAGTATTACAGAACTTGCCAGCAAACCATTCTGGAGATCATTATACGTAGCTCCTCGAGATAATCAGGTATCACAATTTAATAATGATAAACTTAACCCAATGATAAATAATTCTCCGATTATAAAGAATTATTATGTTAATTCTTCGTGTACTATGCAAACCCAGGCTAAAGAGTTTTTAAACGGATCTATGATGTATTTACGTAGCTGCTATCATACAGCCGATGGTATCCGTGGTATATCCGCAAATTCTGTGTATCTTGACGAGGTACAGGATATCATTTTGGATAACATCCCTGTAATAGAAGAATGTACAGCACGTAAAACTCCGAAACGTATGGTCTTTTGCGGTACTCCTAAAACATTTGATAATTGTATTCAAAAGCTTTGGGAACAAACTACCCAACACTATTGGGCAATGAAATGCAAGGGTTGTACAAAGTGGAATGTACCAATCGTAGTAGATAATCTAGGTGAAGATGGTCTTATATGTAAATACTGTGGTAAACCCTTGGACGTAGCAACTGGTGAATATGTAGGCAAATATCCTGACAGGGATTTTGTTGGGTATCACATTTCTCAGGCAATGATCGCAGGTGTTCCTCAAACAGGTATTCCCTGGTCCCGTCTTATCGAAAAATTAAATAACCCATTATATAGTGAGGCAAAGTTTTTCAATGAATGTCTTGGTTATTCCTATGATAACGGTGCAAAACTTCTGGTTGAATCAGATGTCGTTGCGTGCTGTGATCCTGAAACAACAGAATTTACTACTAATAGAAAAGGTGAATGGGGAATATATACTGTAGTTGCTACAGTAGACTGGGGTGTACTTGGTGGAAACACGCATACCGTAGTAACTATTGGGGGCCTGGATCCGCAGGATAAACTGCGTGTATTTTTTAGCCAGAAATTCCCAGTAGATCAGGACCCATTATCCCAGATGGATCAAATCGTTAAGCTAATAGCTTCTGCCACTCCAGTTTTAATAGTATGTGACCGTGGTGGCGGTAGTTTAGCGAACTCTGTGCTTCGTAAACATTTCCCGAATGTAAAAGTATACGAAATAGAATATAAAGCGCGTGTAACTGTAGGTATGGAATTTAACGATAAATCCAGATCCTGGGTTACAGATCGTACTCGTGCAATGGCAGGCGTTGTTTTAGATATTAAAAGCCAAAGAATGATTTTCCCTGCATATAAGGTTATGAAACCTTTCGCAGAGGATCTATTAACCTTATCTTGTGAATATAATGATAGGATTCGTGCATTCCAGATAATCAGGGATATCAATGTTCCTGATGACTTTGCACATACGCTAGTATATTTACGTTTAGGTGCTAGATACTTTGCTAAAAATCCAAGGGCATTCAAACATCAGTTAGATGATTTCACTCCACCTAACGGTGAAATACCTGAAGAATATGAGTAAAATGTTATAGAGATCAAAATGGTATAAGTAATATGGAGAAGATATCTATATCAAACCTCTAAAGAAAACGTAAGTCTGCGCTGACGGCACGCATCTGGGAGATGTACCCTAACGCAGTTTTCTTTTAGGAGAGTACTGTTATAGATGCAGCCCTCATTGGGGTGGTTTCTTCTCTTAGGACTACGCCGCTCGGTCCTAACCTGTGCAGAAATAATCATCCCCTTACAAAGTGTTATTCACTATCTCACTTTAGTGCACAAATCTAAACCAGAGCGGCCATCCTCCGAAGACCCTGAGTCAAGCAATTGATTTCAGGGTCTTTTATTTTTTATTAAAAGAAAGGAATGTGACTGCCATGAGTTCTATGGAAACTCAAGAGAGACAAGGAACTATAGTAGACAAAAGCAACACTGTTGTTTACTGGGGACCTAATGCTCTCAACATCGGTGTCTTGCTGCAAATCGTACCAGGTGTAATTGCAAGATGCGCTTATTTTTCTTTTAAACCGTTGACCCCCATTTTTAAGAATTATCTTATATGGGAATTTAGTGCAGATGAATTCAGGGACTTTTGTACTAAATTAAAAGAATGTACCTATGGTGTTTTAGAAGTTTATACTTCCTCTTCTAAACGGTTAATTTTTAATGACCTTCAGGTTTTTACAGACGAAAATACTGAACCCGTATTTTGTACAGTTCCGTTATTTGATACCTCCCCTATGCCTATTAGTACTGTTATGAGTCTAATAACTGATGCTAATGTATTTGTTTCAAACCTAGTTTTCGGAAATGCATATGTTACTCTATTAAAGGATACAGAAGATATTGAGTCCTTAAAATACTATATGCATCTTCCAGTAGAACATAAGCTGATCCTTAATGGTATAGAAATAAAGAATAAGTGTAATCTATGTAAACATCAAGCTCATAAAGAAGATACTTTATGTATTAATTATGATATCGATTATAAATGCTTCTTTACCCTAAATCCGATATCAAAAGAGGAAATCAATAAAGATATCCAACAGTTATACGCAAATACTATTATTTCAGGGTTGGATATCGACAGCAACGAATTTCCCATTTTACAAAAGTTTAAAAGTAATAAAGACTTTGAGGAATGGTATACAAACACATATCTCAAAGATGAACCTGTAGAAAAGGAGAATGTATAATGGATATTAACAGGTTTCCAAAGCTTGTACGTGAGTATTATAATACTTTAACTGGGCGGCATAGTCAATTAGAAAGTATCTGTGGCAATCGAGTACTTACATTATCCGAATTGCCCTTTATTGATTATAATTCTTTTTCAAGTTATATGGGAGTAACTCCTGAAATACTAACGTCTATAACAGACGTTACTGCAAAAGCCTGTTATTCCAGGTTTTATATCGATAAGAATACTAAGAAAATCGTTCCCTATTCTTTTGGTATTAAACTTAGAGAAATCAATGCCCCTACCGAAGCTTTAAAGGAACTACAATTAAAGCTAATGGAATTCTTTAATCAGTTTCCTAAACATCCGTGTAATTACGCATTTATGCAAGGTAAAAACATTGTAGATGCAGCTAAAACAGTTGCTAATGACGGGGTACTTGTACATGTAGATTTAAAAGACTTTTTCCCAGCTCACACATCCTTATATGTACAAAAAGGGCTTGAGCATTTAATTGCAAAAAATTTTAATACAAATTTACCCCTGGATGTTCTGAGTAGAATCGTTAAACTTGTTTGTTTAGATGGGGTACTACCGCAGGGAGCTCCTACTTCTCCAATTCTTACTATAATCCTTAATTATGATTTTGATTGCAGAGTAGCGGAACTAGCAGAAAAGTTTGGGTTTACATATACTCGATATGCAGATGATTTATGCTTTTCAGGTAACAAAAGTGATGCAGAATGTCAGGACTTTATCAGCGAACTTAGTGAGGTAGTACATCCATTTCGGATGAATTATAAGAAAGTTGGAATTATGCGTGATAAAGCTTATCCTATTGTAACTGGCTTCCGTATAAAAACAAAAGTTACATATCTGCCATCTACTCAGTCTGCTAAAATTATCGGGATTATAACAAACTATTTACAGATGCCAGACTTACGTGGAACAATATCTGCCAAAGTCATTGAGTTCACGTTCTCTAAGGATACCAAAATTCCATTGGATGAATTGCCAGAAACATTAACACGTATCACTGACCTGGTTCATACGAAATATCCAAATTTAGAATTTATAGTTAAACCAATGTATAAATATGTACAATCGGTGAAAACTGTATTGGGATTACATATATCTAACTCGGAAGTAAAGTATCCACGGAGTAAATATAATGACCTGCGAGTTGAAGCGATGCTGATTGGAAAACAGCTTGGTATACGAGAAGTAATGTATAATATACATCCTGCTAGAATCGCGTTAGTTAAAAAGTATGCGGCTCACAATAAATTCTTTAAATCATCATTTAGAAATTTAATGGTGAAACCCTTGAGTAAACGGGTGTTTAATGGCAAGCTGGCATTTCTCAGTATAGTAGATCCAGATAAAACCCTAAAGTTAAAAACTATCATGGATAAGCATCGCCAAAAAACTGTAGAGGATATGATCGACATATTTAAAAGGGAGGGGTTCTAAATGGCTGAACCTGTTAGCAAAATAGATACAAAGGCGTTGGAGAGTGGACCTATTATAGTCAACGCAGAAATGTTAAAATTAGCACAAGAAAAAGTTGAACGAGAAAAAGAAGAAAAAGAAAAGGCAAAACAAAGGGCGCAAAAAGAAGACGAGAATACATTATTGGACTTAGCGCCTTTTACTTGCCATCATAATAAAGGGGAAATTAGATGTAAAGCGTTGGAACAACCAATGGGACCTCCGTTATCTCCCTCTGAAGTTACCTATTATCTATCAGAATTCATGAATTTAATATATTCATCAATTCAAGATACTCGAAATGCAGATGAAATAATCTATGAATTGGGGTGTCACTTCACAGATCTTTTGCAAGATATTATGTCAGATAAAGTTAATTCTAAACTTATCAAAGATCTATGCCTCGTAGATTATAGTGATTCTGTTAGTTATTTAAATGATACCTATGAATATGATTTGTTTGACACTGAAGACGAATTTTTAACAGATCCGTTATGGAAAGCGCAGAGTTCTTATTTTAAAGAAATGGTAACTAAAACACCAGAGTATTTAGACCCTGATATTGATGAAGTCAATGATGCTGTCCTTTCCGAGTTAGAATATCGGAAAGATAATCCTGTTTGGTATCCAAAGTGTCAAGAGTATCTAACTGATGACAGTCGTATCTATGCCAGCAAAGAATCCTATGAAAACCATGGGTGCATACTTAAATACGCAAATGATGGTATGGAAACTATTGCTTTTTGTAAATCGGTATCCGAATCGTGTACTGAATACTTCAAACTTATAAATTTAAAGGCTGAGTTGACCCCGATTAAGGTTTATGGACTTATGATGTTAGCAAACAGTTATTCAATTACAGCAGTAGATTTTGAAAAGCCCATGCACCTTCGTTGGTACACAACGTTCAGACATAAACTGGTATATTTGCTCATAGATATCTTTGATTTCAATAAGATCGACAGTGAATCCCTAGAAAAATATAAGGATGATCTTACTAAAATTGTTGATTATTCGTATGCGCTTAATTAAAAAAAATTTGGTATAAGTAATCTGTAGGAATAATATTAGATATTATTTCTATTTATAAATACAGTATCTCATGTGTTATAATTTTCATTCCGAGAGTTCTAGGAATAAAAATAAATAATAGTAATAACATCTGGCCCAATTGCGGTTGTGTACCGTTGGTCACATGCTCGCTTCCTATAAGAAATTATAGGATAGATAACGGTAAGGAAAGATATTACTAATTATAGCGCCAACATGGGATACTGTATTTTATTATCTTGATATTATTAAGACTGCCTAGGTAGTCGAGATTCATTAAGAGTTCTTAATGGTTTTTTCTTATGGTTTAGACGGCAGTCATAAACCTATGAAAACAACCCGTGACATCGCGTTATACCTCCTCATCCGCCAAAACGACGGGACCGTATAATCGCATGGGGACTACTTAGGTAGTCTTAATAATATCAAGATACTTTATTTTCATCTTATTTGACCTCCAGAAATATTTCGTTAGCATCTCCTTATGTTATGTCCTAATGTATAACTAATATTATACATATAACACATGCTTCCTAACGTTCGACTCCCATCAACGTTTCTCCAATTTCTGGAGGTCAGATAAGATGAAAGTAATTAAACCCCGAAACGCCCTAACTACCTATAACAGAGTTTGACAATGAGTTCATTGTCGTCTTCCTATTTTTAAGCTTACAGCTTAAAAACCAACCAGGAACTTCGGATCCGGCAGCCATGCATGATCGGGCGTGTTATAGGTAGTTAAGACTTTTCGGGGTTTTCTTTTTTTTAGTTATTGTTTTTGATAGCCAATAGTCCAGTAGACTTCAAAATATAACCCAGGAGTTTTACGCCATAACCCAACTGTAGTACGAGCTATCATTGTACCATCAGTAGTAAATAAGCCCATCTCTTTAATATCCTGATTATCTACTGCATCGTCTACCATGTCATACAGGAACGAAAATGTAAGGCTTAAGCCATCATCCGCAATTGTAGGAACAGTAGCGGTTAATTTACGAGAACCTGATAATTCACTGTCAAGTTGTTCATCTGCGATAGTCACTGCAGTATCACCGGTTCCCAATGCTAATTGGCGAACAAACGGAAGATCTGCTGAATCAGTCCCCCAGCCGCCTAATAGTTTTATAATTGGGTACCTAATACCCAATACGATATTATTAGGTACTTTACCTTCCTGAACTACATTACCCTCTGCATCTTTCAACTTAAAACCTACTCTACCGATAAGTTTCGATCCTGAACAGATACCTAAAGCATCTTTATTAGCAATATCATTTATTGCTATATTATTCATACTGTTTCCTCCTCACCATACTGTAAATTTACATACAGACGTCTAAAAGTTGGACTCTTACGATCCAGAGCATACATCGTTATTTTAAAATAAATAACCCCAGTCATATCTCGCAGTATTTCTGGTACTGGTTGCCAGTTTGTTTTATCCTGCGAATATTTTATATCAACCAGAGTTCCTTCTGGGGCATCATATTCTGTTCTTGCAAAAATATTTTTAGGAATGCCGCCAATTGGGAAACTCTGAGAAACAACGCTGCCCTTATCCCCATCAAATACAACCAGACCATCCTTTGCCATAACAACATTATCCATTTCCCACTTATCCATTTCCAGGATACCACATACAGTTTCGCCCTGTATAAAATTATAACTGGGCGTGCTATCTATTAGTTCCTGGGTGATCTCAGAGTAAATACCACCAGAAGTATCGCCCTTCAAATCAAGTTTTATTCCCATGTCAGTTACATCCGCAGGGAATGTCATATGGCTAAGATGAAATTCTTTATGCTCAGCAAATGGAGTATCTGTTTCTCTAAAGTAAACTTTACTGTAGTTAAGTTCCACATATGACGGTTGATTAGGCTTGCTTTTCCAGAACTCATTAAAATTATCGTCATCTTCTTTATCGAAGATATGCCAATAATAATTATTTAAAGTAAGAGCTAATGGATCTGAAAGATCATCCGTAAATATCGGACGACCTACATCCTTAGAGTAAATAAACATATCTCCAGGTATATTCTTAAGACCATAGACTGCAGATAAATTCAGTCGTACACCTAGACTATCAATGTCTGGACTCATTATATTGTTATCATCATAAGACTCAGCTACGTATTGCTGAGTTAAAAATATATCGGTCCTGGTAGGCAAAGCATCATAGAATAACTGGAGAATATCCTGATTGTCCTGGAATACTTGAAGATCTTGCCATTGGAGATTTAACCGGATATAAGCTACCACATCATACAGGAAATTAGACATGATATAATCTCTAATTTCTTCTGTCATAGGAGCATCAATGAGATACTTTGCAAACAGATCTACTGGTCGAGTTTCCCACCAATAAGGATGTGTTTTATGGGTAATAAGTTCAACAGTGCTTGACAGAGGCTGAAATCTATAAAGAACATCCCCCTCTTTTACACTGATTTTAGCATTACCCATTGGATAGGAATATCTATCAGTTTCTACTACTTGGTTTGCAATACTAATAACGGTTTCATCACCATACTTAGCAACTGGTAAGCCAACGACTAAGTTAAGCATTGCAAGCAAATTTCTAGGTGAAGGCCCCAAGTAAAATCCTGCTAATATAGGAGCAATAGAGTCTCTATATGTAGTTGAGTCCAGGCGCTTGTAATCCAGGAGATTGCCGATCTCGTTATAGATACGCAGTCCAGCATAGCGACCCTTTGATAATAATAGCTTTTTTTTAGGTACCTCTTTTACAAATGCTAGTTTACCTTTAGTTAATTTAAAGTCTACTTCATTTTGAAGATTGATTTCAGGGTCTACATAAGCATCGTAAAACGCATCTAAAAATAGCCAGTTCTCATCAATTGTGTACACATAAGGATAATCCTCATCCTCAAGGTACGTAGGCTCACCAAACTCAAACTCTTGCCATACTTTTGTAATACCAACAGTATGCTCATTTATCTCATTTATATCATACCGAGCTAAAAGAGATATATCGGTAGGTAAGGATAAAATAGATGCAGCATGTGATGTTACTCGTAAAATATCTTTCGGCTTAAACTTTTCAGTCCAAAAGTCTGGTGTTAAGGTCTGAAGCCATGAGTTATAACGTTGCATAGGCTACGCCTCCACATCAACTTTTATCAAGTCTTCATTCGTGTACCAGCAGCATGTACGCATAGAGATCTGTGACCGGTCTTCGATTATAAATTTTAAACTGTCAGATTCCAAAGGACGGAGAATAGAATCTTGAGGTTGACGGTATAAATCAAGACCAATACGTTCCATACGTAGATCCTCGGTTAAATAATAACATTTTACATCGATCGGCAAGTGTACCATCATAACCCCAGCATCACGAATAATGTGAGCAATTTCAGCTACCTGTGGATAGTCGGAATCCCGTAATTCATTTACGTACTGAGATATTGCCTGTTTTACCTTTGCAATCGCAGTACTCGATTCAATATCTGAGACTTTTATTGAAGCAGTGAATACCAGCGGCCACATTTGTTTTACAAGATTATCTGTATGCAACAGCTCATTATTAGAGTTGTTTACAAAATCTTCAACATCCGAGATACTTGATGTTAAGCTGCTCATAGGAGAAGCCGGGGTAAGCAATGGTACCTCTTCTTTTACAGAACCACGCAGTGATGTATCATTAGGAAGCAGGTTTGCATCATTCCACGCCTGCATTAATTCTTCAGGTTCATTGATCAAACTCTTGCCATTAAAAGCTAATGGAAATCCCAACGGAGCTACATAACCGCTTTTTATATTAAAGGTATTATTGCGAATATAAATATCGCATTTACCCCCAATATGTACAGTGCCTACACCACGTATATTTACCAGGTCACGAATCATTTCGTTATCTCTGATACCTACGGGTACTACTTCCTGAATATTATCAAAGTTATCACGTAAAATAGCTTTAACAGTTTTATATGCAAAGAGTCCCCGTAATGCCAGTTCATCCTTGCCTCTATTATAAAACACATAGTTCGATTCTACAATACCGCCATCACTTGTATCAGCAAGAAAATATGCTCTGCGTACAAAAGCAGCTACAGAACCCGTAACTGTTACGGCGTCATTAGTTACTGCATTATAAAAACTACCTGTACCAAGTGATCTAACAGAGACATCAACATAGTAACCATTAACATCATCACCTGGCAGCTCATCTTTAGTTACAAAGTGGTCAGATACTACTTCATATGTTCTGCTATTACTAGCTTCCCATACATCGCCTGCACTTATATAAATATCAGACTTAGATCCAAAGATTACTCGAACTACACCTGTCACATAGTTACCTGTACGTCTGGTTAAAAAATACCGACTCATCAAACGTTCAAGGTCTTCATTGTCCATAGATACATAATTTTGTAATCCTACAGATTCCTGAAGTCGCTTTGCACCTTCTGCTTGACGTGTCCAGATCATTGCAGCAGGACGTATTAACATTTCATAAATAGGAGTACCTGGACCGCAATCTAAATTGGGATAGGCATCTGAAAGAATATTAAATATTCTCGTTTCCATATTAACTGTTGTATCAAAATTATCAGTTATCGCCATTGTTTCCTCCTTTCTCAGTTTACTTTCATCGAATATACTATCGATGCAGCTTTAGCCGGAGTAAACCGTACAGTGATGGAGATTTGATTAGCAGCATTTATGTCAAGTGATATCAATTCTATAGAAGTAATGATATCATCTGCTGTTTGTGTATTTTGAGAGCTCTCAAGACTCTGGAGTTTAAAGAACTGTCTGATAGCTTCCGATACCTGGTCTCTTACAAACACTTTTGTCTCTGTAGTATCAACAACATTCATTCGTACTAACTTAGAAAGTTTAGTTCCAAACCAGGGACGGATAGGATCAGTACCTACCCCAGTCATTAAAATAACTGTAAATTTCTGCATTGCCCGCAAAGGTCCTGCCACTTTATCATAGGGATCAAGTGTATAACTAACACGAACAGGACCAATATTGCTTTCAAGCCTAGGTGTCATTATTAAACCTGAAATCATGATTTAAGTGCTTCCCCCTTTGCCTCAATTTTACTTTGAACTTTTTCAGCCAAAGCCTTACCTTGCTCTGTAACTTCTTCGGCAGTGCTCGTTAATCCACCAACAGCACCTGCCATATTTTTTATATCATTTACTGCGTTAATCATTTCTGTTCGTTTTTGAACACTGGCTATAGCTGATATAGAATTTTCTAACGCTTTATAATCCACGTTGATCTTTGTAGGATCTACGATATTTAATTTATCACTGGAGAATTCGTTTAAAATACCCATGATGCCGCTTAATGCGCTTGCATAGCCTAACGCTGTAAAAACAAATTGAGTCAGGGAATCCCCGCCACTACTTTCAGACGTAGCTTCTTCCTGAGTCAATTGACTGCCAATAGTAGGCATCGTTTTATCTTTGGCACGCTCAATAAGTGTCTTAGCACTGGTAAGCGCGATATGAATAGCATCTGCACTGTTATACGCAGATGAAACTCGGCTTACGGAACGGTAGCCCGGAGGGAAGATAGAATAGGTAGAACGCGGATCATCAAGGTTACCTAATGTTCCTTTAGGGGAAACCCAAATACCTGAGTAGTCTAATCTTCCGGAACCCTGGACTCCGATATGTACATTGTCTCCCTCGTTGACCTCTGCTTCAAATATTACAATTCGGAAGGTAGTATCTTCGATGATCTCAGTATACTCCGTATTCCCGACTTTCATATACGCAGTGGCAGTACCGCCCTGGGCACGAACAGAGCCAATAAACAAGCAAGTAGTTGGAGTAGTATATGTTAACGGCGTATGCCAGTTATAATTTGTATCAGCTTTGGGGAACGATGAAATCGATAGATACCTAACAGGTAATCCCGAATACAAAGTTTCCAGAATTTTCCCTGAGCAACCATCTACTGTTTCATTTTCTTTCCAGGTATCTATTCTGTAAAAATAAGGGTCATCATTACCAACTGGGTCATTATCTTCTACTGTTTTAACAGGCGGACCATATGATCCTTCAATAATACGTTTAGCCAGAGTATCTAAATTTTCATCATTTTTTAGATACTTCATATCATCTATATTAGTAACATACCCAATATAATAGGTTATATCCGAAATAGTTCCATATTTTAAACTGTTTGTCTGGGTATAACCCAATGAATCTATTGGTGTACGTTTCTGCTGATAAGTTTCATAGTTAATTGTACCTACAAGGGCGTTATAGCTATCACAGAGAATGTTATAGCCTGAAATAGAAGCATCAAGGTCGGTATAGCAATCAATAGTTATAGTTACCGTAGGTGCATATTTAACTTTTATATCTCTAAGGTCCGGCTCTGTTGCATCCAGCGATTCCCGTGAAAGCATACATTCGTCACCTTTTATCTCGATATATTTTTTTAATAATTCAGCAAATTTATAATTTGTAGAGATCCTAAAAGTATCGGTATCTGCATGACGTGTACCTTTTAATGGATGGAGAACTATCATAGCCTTACCTCGTTAGAAGCCTTCGGACGCTGTATTAAGAGCTTCTCGTACAACTCCGATAACTTCGTTTTTCTTTTTATTATACATATGTGGTGTAAGTTTTAAGTAAGTCCTGATTTTGGAGTCAGGCAATTCTACTTTGCCGCCATAACCAGTTGTATGCTCAAGTATATATTTACCAGGATTATCAAGCACATGGTAAGCATAGTATAACGCTTGTTCAGTAGGATCAGTTTCATGTATCCCTGGATCAAACGTCTGTTTACTCTCTACCAGTTCACGACGAAGCCTGGTAGTAGCGTCAATAACTTTCGGCACTGACCACCCAGTAAACTCTGCTATCTCCTGGTGAGTTGGCTCTCTATTAAGAGCCTCCGACAGGTATTCCGTAGCCTCAGTGATAGGTCGAAACTTAAAGTGTACATTTTCCGGAATACGGATGGCATGTTGATTACTGATATTTTCACGGCTTACTTTTTTGTAAGTATTGATTACATGCGTTGATAACTTGGCTCCCATTGCAGGATTATAAGTATCAAAGGCTTTCAACGTAAGTTCTTTAAGCTCTGCTTCTACAACAGAGTACGGCCGTACATTGCTAAGCTTTCTGGCATTGCTTACAATGACACCATGGAATTTTTTCAATAAATCCCATTTAGCTTGAATATTACCTTGTTTATATTTACGCCAAAGTTCCAAATCGGAATCAGAATATTGATTAGATGCCTTAAGGCCAACTTTACCCTCTTGGAACCCGACTAACTTAGGTCTAACCATTTTATTTCTCCTTTCACATTCTTTCTTATGCTTTTATTATACCTGGATTGGTATAAGTATATTGTATAGATACTAGGTAATAGTATCAAAATTTTAATAAGGAGGTCGTTGATATGATAAACGACATAAAATTAAGAGATCACATTTTAAAGGTATTCCATGAATCCCCAGATCATCGAGAAATAACAGATGCGCTAATTAAATTTATTCAGGATGAATTAAAGTTCAATCAAAAACTTACTCCAGAATTACAACATGAATTAGTTCATAGATTTTTCTATGAAAAATGCTGCTATGGGATATCGGTACCCTATACTCGTAAAGATGACTGGAAATTTGGTATAGAATTGGAGTCTGGTAAACTTATATCATTTGTACTATCCCATGGTATTGTTGATCACTGGCTTAGAGATGTATATGGAGGATACCCCTGGGGAACCCCGGATCTCGATTGGGCATTATATGGTAAAGTTCAAGGTGTGTGCGTAAAAACTCTTATAGATTGGTTTTCAAGTGCAATAGTATTAGATGACGATTCCTCTACTAAAGAAATAACACCTACCCCAAGAAAAGAATATGAAGATATATGCCCTACAATCGATGCCTTTTTAGCTGATGTATTCAACAAAGCATCTCTAAAAGAACTTGCAGATATGTATTTTACTTTAGCAACATTAGATGCTAAATCTTTGAATTTAGAACTGGTTAGAAAAAGACATAAAAAGATGTGCAATGATATCCAGGAGCTTAATATACATAATATATATTCAACGTTATTAGATAAACTGGAAAAAATCTTTAAAAGTATATGCATCGTTATATCTGCAGACGCGGAATCTAAAGCTGAGTGTAAGGAATTACCTGTCCCTCCAGTAGAGGTTCCACAAACTGAAACTAAACCTGCAACCAAGCCTCAAGAAAATAGACCTCCTCGTCAGGAAAGATTTAAAATCCTAATTAAGAAGTTCAGAGATGACGTATATAAGAAAGTAGTATTCCCTGCAGACTTTAATGAAGATAAATTTCATGATCGCTTCAATAAACGTATGACTTTGTATATTAGGCGTAATCAGATGAAATCTGAGGTGAGTCCTGACCTGGCAATGAGGATACTAGATGAAACTCATGGTCTTATGGCAATACTCCCATTCTATGTAGAAAATGATAAAATTATATATCCTGGCAAATTTATTGGGAGCTTTAGGCGTGATGAAAATGTCCTGTGTAGGTTTACGAAGAATTTTGGATATCCAATGAGTTTACATGCTAATACTAATGGATATATCGCAGACGGAACAGATTTTATACCTGGAAATGTAGGTGATATATTAAAGGATTTTGCAGAACACAGTCAATATAATAGATTTCTAGCAATACCTATCGAAGTATTAAACAAGGAAATCATGGATGTCGCTGAAGATACTCTTGTAAATCCATAATACTAAAAGAGGCGATGTTAATCATCGCCTCACTATTTTTACAATGAAAATTCTTTTTACGGAAGCGGTGAGAAATAATAATGGATATATTCGTTATAATAGGTACAACATTAACAATTGTAAGTATATGTATTTTGGTTTTATATATAGGCACTAATTGGGGTAAACTGAAAAAAGGTACAGTCATCCTTTTAGTTTTGTTGAATGCACTAATACCGACACTTACATATATTTATACAGTACCCCGTATGGATAATGAAATTCAGGATGTACGTACTGCAATTGCAAATAAACAAAAGATAATAATGATAGATACGTCATATCTATGGGCTTCCCAAATAAATAGGTTGCACAAAGAACTTATAGAAGCTGGATATACGCAAGATTCATGGTTAGTTTTTACTATAAAGGAGGAATAAAATAATGAATATTTACGACAAAGGAACAGGGGTTGCCCTGGTAAGCAAGAAAAACGAGGTATTATTAGGATTACGAAGTGATGGTCAGGGCTGGGGACTTGCAGGTGGGAAAATCGAAAACAATGAAATGCCGTTTGAAGCAGCTATGCGAGAATGTGCAGAAGAATTCGGTTATGTAGTAGAGAACCCAGATAATATGAAATTTGTAGGCAGATTCTTTGCTCCTGCAATTATAAAAGGCGAAAAACAAATGGTTCGCAGTTACATATTTATGTACAAAATTCCAACAATGGATATTAAATTAGGAGAAAGAACAACTGAAATGACTGAACTCAAATGGTTCTCAAGAGAAGAAATAATGTCAGAAGCTAATCTTTTTCCACCTACACTTGTAGCTCTTAATCAAGTATTAAAAATGTTAGATTCTACTATTGAAGGAGATAATTGACAATGAAACTTACACGAGAAGCTATTGATGCTGTAATTGCCAAAGCTAAAACAGCTAAGAAAAACAATCAGAAAACTATTGAAATTGACCCTGATGAATTGATTAAACTTTGTTTTGCTATAAATTCTGAACGAAGAAATAATGTTATGCTAAACAAAAAATATTCAGTGCTTACAACTAAATATAAGAATCTGGAAAAAGAACTTTCACAATATACATATCAAACTCCAGACACGATTAAGCCTAAAATAACGTACCTACGTTGACCTGCATTGACTTATATGGTATACTAAAGTTAGTATTAAATAATAACTTTGGAGGTATACGCAATGCAAGCAATCAGTTCATTTCCTACTCTTGAAGAGTTTAAAGAATTTTGTTCTCTTGAATTTGAGAACGTAAGTAAAAGCTATAGTAAGGATATTTTTATTAATCCCATAACTCTTAGTATGGCAGAACAATGTTACGGTGAAGCAGAATATACATCTCTGCGTGCTTTCATAGATAAGCATGGTCTTAGAATTGGGGACCATAGCCAGGACATTAAATCCATGGCTAAATCCAGCAGAACCTTTGATTCTGTATGGTACCCCCAGCCTGATTATATTCAACTTCCTACCCGCGGCACTGCATGCTCTGCAGGTTACGACTTTTTCCTGCCGAAGGACGTAACAGTTACAAGTGATGAACCGGTATTCATAGGACTTGGTGTTAAAGCTTATATGCAAGCAGATGAATGGCTTGCACTGTATATCAGGTCCTCTCTGAGTAAAAAAATGTATCTCCTGAACGGTACAGGAGTCATTGATTCAGACTATGCAGACAATGAAGATAACGGTGGGGAGATTGGTGTTATGGTTCAGTTATATCCGGGTATCGAACCTGTAGAACTTAAAAAAGGTGAACGAATTGTTCAGGGTATTTTTCAAAAGTACTTAACTGTAGCACTTGATATTCCCAGAAAAGCAATCCGTCAAGGCGGGTTTGGTTCTACAGGTAATTAACATGAAAGTACCAATATACATTTCCCGTACTGAGAATTTCAATGTAGATACCCTTCCTGGACTAACTACTCTGCCATCGTCGAAATATATAGCTTATATCTTTGAGGTATCATTACTGGCAGGTGGCGATTCGTACTCGGATATACTAGATCAAATCTACGATACCCTGAATTCTGAAGTATATGGACCTGCGATGATATCTGTACTGAGTAATATACCTGAGAACCACAAGCTGCACCCGGTTCCCAAAGGATCACTGCTTACCCTGCAGGATATCGATATTGAAGCTTTCCTTAACAACTAAATAACAAAACAGCTAGAGCTCTGACTGATACGCAAGTACCTCTCAGAGCTCTAAATTTTATCTGTATTGAATTTTTTTAGCTAGCACGGTCCAACCATATAGGTCATCTCTTAACTTTGATCCTGAGTCATCTACGCGCACGTGGTGACCCTTTGCTGTCAACTCTGCTGCCATGGTTTCAGCGTTAGCTTTGGCTTCAGCCTCTGTAGCACCGAAAGCTGAATACACAGTATCTTTTATATCATGCTGGATTAGAACACTCATGGTTACTCATGTTCCTCAATGACTTCAATGCCATACGCAATTGCTGCCATGTTTTCTATCTTACAGCCACGATACTTCTCGAAATCTTTTACAAAATAAGCTACATCTGCGGTGCTCAGTGCTATCAAAGATTTACCCAGTGATGCTAATGGATGGTCTGAACCTGACATACCAAAATAGCTATCTACTATCTCAATATCGTCATCGTCAAAACGCTTTTTTATTCGCTTTACTGCTCGTTCACGTTCTCGAAGAATTTCTACCTCGGTTTTATTCGCCATAGGCTGGGAGATAAATACTTTTATCATGTTTACCACCTTTCTCAACGCACATCAGCGTTGCTCAACGCAATACCTTTATTAACAATATCTGACATATACTCTTTAAGCCGCGCCTGGATAGTCTCGTCAAAGAATTGAGACCCTTCACCGTTTTTGAAGTACCAGTAATTCTGGTCCTCTACTATAGTCGCACCGTCAGCTACTTCTTTTAAATAGCTTTCAATGTCCGGCGTTTCTCTCCAGATTTTTTTTAGCGAGCTACTTACGGTTTTGTTAGACTGATTATACCCCTCTATCAGACCTGGAACATCCTCGTTAGACACTGGTTTGATATTATCGCCTAACATATCCTTATAAGTTGCGTCTATTTTATCAGCGTACTCAGATTCTACGATTGGAAACGCTTCAGGTGCTGCCTCATAGTCCCCATGGGCACACGTAAAAGATATACTGGTAGTCTGAGAACGATCTGTTATATTATGAGTAACATCTGTGATATATCCATATATATTTAACTGCTCTACAGTGGATTCAACACTTACAAAAGGAAATCCTGGTACTAAATAGGGATTAAAGTAACACTCCGCTGTACCATTGCGATATCCATAACGCTGCCTTAAAAGCTCATAACGAGCTAGTCTGGCAATTGTCATACCAATGCCAACCTGTTCAGCTTTGCTGGCTGGCATTGACAGCGTATACTTATCCTCGTCCTTACCAGAAGAAGAACTGCCTTTTAATTTACTCGACTTTAAGTATAGCCAGATATCCGCACCTTTATTTACCGTAGTACAGCGAACACCATTTTCTTCTTCAAACTTTGTTATATTAAGCATAGGGCACGTTTTATCTGTAAGGTTTGCATGCTCCTCGCCTAACGATGCTACAAAGTTTTTATGGATAGGCATGCCGTTCCGAGTTACCTCTTCGTCTTCCGAGTCTATAAAGAGCATACAAAGTAACCTGGAAAGTTCACCGCCTGATCTATTAAAGACTTGGCCTATCGGGTCTGATACCTGTAAAATACGAGTAGGCTCCTGTTTCATAGGCCTGCTGTAGCCAATGCCTGCTTTTATATTAGGAAACAATACATTACAGGACGGAGCCTGGATAAACAAGGTTTCCGGTTTACAAAGTATTGTATAATTATTCTTCAGATTAGGGACAAAGTATATCTGGTGGTAAAATTTAGACATGAACTTCGCCAAGTATTCATACAGTGTTTGTTCACCGTCTTCATTGAAATCCATGTTCATCTGAGTATTAAACGCTAATGTACCGACAAACGATGCAAAGTCGATAATACCAGTTTCTGTAGCTTTTGCCCCTGCAATACCCGCGCCGGTAATCTTAGCTTCATTTTTTTCAGTGACTTCAGAGTCAAACCCTGCAAGATTTGCACCCTCAGAGGTTACATTTGCAAGCATTTTATCTACGGAATTGAGTGCATTACCGACAATCGCAGAGCCGCCGCCAGAAGCAATAGCGCTAGACAACTTATTAGCTGCAGCTAATTGGGTCTCACTGAGAGTTTCAGGTCGTGAGTTCCAAGACTCAGAAAAATTTGTACCCTCCTGGATATCATAGTTTTTCTTTATGGAGTCCTTTATAACTTCACCCTGAAGGTTACCTGGGGGATATACAATGATATCCGCTGTCTGACGGCCAAAATTCATCGCCTCAGTATAGCTGAAACACGGAATATCAATGCGTGTCGTATAGTTACCTAAATCACTGGACATTGCACTTCCGGTATCATTTGCAAGATACTTTGTACCATTGATATCTACTATTGAACCATAAGGTATCTTAGTTGGGTCAACTGCAATGGTTTTACCCGGAACAACAGGGGTACCTGTAGACCCTACGCCATCATCTTTACCATTTTCTATTTTACTATTATAGGTATATGCTGTAAGTTCAACATTACTTATTCTATATGCGTCTGTACTGGCCATTATGTATATTTCTCCCCGGATGATAAATCATTAAAAGCTATATATCCTGCAATTTCTCCATTAAACATATATGTAACAGAAGAATCATGAACAACTCCGTTTCTAGATGTAGATGCTTGATAACATCCACCATTACCATCACTCATTACAATATGTCCTAAGTCCTTACCTACAATAATTGCATCCCCTGCTTTAGGAACATAGCCATCGTTAGCTTCATGCCAAACTCCTTTTTCACGAGCTTCCTTAAGCATATCAGGTACATATCTACTATTCCAATCTATACCGCTTTCATTAACAGATGTTTTTATAAGTTGTCCACAATCTGTACCATTTTGAGGAGTTCCATCCCCCCCTAAAATATATGGAGTACCAAGAGCTGACTCCGCATTTTGAACAATAGATTCACTATTAGTACCAAATCCACCAGTTCCTATTTCACCGTTTGCTTCATATAATTTATAATCTATCCCAGTACTTGTTTCAAAGTTTATATCAGTTGTTGGAACTATACTTGATGCTGGATTATCACTATATTTACCTGTTATAGCTCCACCAACACCCCCAGCACCGCCTTTATTGCGTTCAATGCTCCAGTCTACCAAAGGTGCATTTTTAGCGACGTCACTTACACCATAAATTCTATCTAAAATCTTTAACCCATTAGGTTCAGGTCCTAATTTTTGATAAAACCACTTGCCTACCGAGCCCTTGTCCTTGCCGCCCTCGATAATATTCTTTAAAATCTGGTAAACAAGGTCACCCATGCTCTGAAATGATTTACGCTCGATAAGTTTACTAATTATATCTACCTTTACTTTATCAAATCCGGATGCTACAGTTACCAGAGTAGCATTGCCCAGCATTGTTGCAGAAGGTAAACTCATATATTGCGCTGCAGGCAAACTCATAATTTGCATCAAAGCCAAATACGCAGTTGAATGTATTCCTGTAATAGTCATCTGAGCACCACTAGGATCAATAGAATAGCTAATGCCAGATAATTCCCCATCAAATAACAGTCTATATTTATACGCACCAGTGCTATCTGGCAATAAATCTCTGTAAATTATGTGGATCTTTGTCGTTTCAGGCAAATCACGTAAAAAAGAGCTTGCCTGTAATACAATAGTACAAGTCGGAGGAGCCGATATTCCATAAGAAACAGCGACAGAACTGTGCGGGATCTGGACTCCCTCTAAAAATACCTTGGTATCTAAAAAAAACACATTGGTATCAGGGGAATCCCCAGGACCGCTATTGGTTTCTTCCTGATTTGCATTCTCAGCAGTATCGGTTTCTTTCTCCGCTTCAACAGTTACACCTGGTAACTCATATGAAGCTAAACCATCTTCTGCTTTTTTCTCTATGATTTTCGCTTGGTCTTCATATATTGAACCTATTTTATTCCCTTCATTAGCCATTAATCATAGGTCCCCCTTCCTATCTTGCCTGAATAATACCGTGATCCATATGGTTTTCCGGTAATAGCACTTATTGCTCCAGAAACCTGATTTGCTACCGTTAACGCTTTATTTACTTCCTGCATTTCCTTACTGGTAGTAACCTTATTTACCCAGCTTGACACTGAATCTACAAAGCTTTTCTTTTCTGATGTTTTTGCAACTTCTTTGGGATCTTTCGTTACTTCCTTTTCAATATCAGCCTGTTTTGTTTCATTTGATGTTTCTTCCGCAACCTCTTCTGCAGTATTCTCCGGTTCAGTTACTGAACTATCATAGCCATACGCTTTATTCGGTGGGGGCTGGATAACTACTGCAGTCATACTAAACGGTATAACGTTATCCTGATCTGATACCAACGAGTTATTTATCGATACCGGATAACATGTATACGATGTGAAATCCGGGAAAGTTATTTTAAGACTACACCTAAACTGCGCTAATTTACTTGCCCTGATAAAAAATTTATAGGCATTGAGAAACGAGATGAACCAGGAGCCCTCTGCAGATGCATCAAAGGGCAACAGACCTGATATTACCAGGATCTGAGGTTCTGCGCCAGAAAATGTAGCTGCAAAGTTATCCCCGATAGTCGGCATAATACTTTGCCGTTCCATTAAATTTTCTTGTACAGATGTTATTATAATACTAGTATAACCGTTTATCAAGTGGTTGTATACACTTTGCAGTAAATCTTTATCCTCGCCTGCAATTTGACTAGTTAAAGCCGTTGTTTCACCTTGCAGTTGCATATAAGCTCTACGAGAATCGTCATCTGTACCATCGGTATATGTAAAATCAACAAGTCTACCAGAGCCATGCCTGTACAAAGCTCCGATATCCATTGCGGTCTGTGATCCCACTGCTGCCTGTGCAGCCTCAGAGTTTTGAACCTCATCAGTCATCCCCGCTAAAATGCTATTAGATGAAATAGCACCTGGAACATCTTCCAGAGATAATGAACTGCCAAGATTTGCAGAGTTTAACAGTTCAGTAGCCTTGGAGTCAGACATAATCGCATTACTATATGTAGATGCAGGAGATGCACTTTGAGAGCTAAGAGTATGCTCATCAATCTGTCTCTGGATCGAAACTTCCATCGAGTTTAAGCTGGCAAGCATTGCAGCTTCATTTGCAGAGTTTTTAACCAGGTTATACGTCGTCTGCATAATGTTTTCTCGATCCTGATAGGTACTGTTATTAAATAGAACTCCAGCTTTTACTTGTAAATTTGCAATATTGGCAAGTTTATTTTTAACACTGGAACTTATATCTTCATAGGGTGTATCGACTGCCATTAACTATGTCCACCTCCTTACGACCCATATCCTAAGTCAAACGTTGTAGGGGGCATACCATTTAGTCCCCTTTTTTTCTGTATATTCTGCCTGTTGTCCCAAGTCCACCAATTAGGTTTGAAACTGGTTTCCCCTGTAATACTATTGAATTTATCCCTAGCTTTTTCTGCTTTTTCTTCCGGTGCAGTTGACATTATTACTCGAACTGCAGGTTTACCAGCGCCATCTTTGTCTACCGCGGTATCAATAGCACTCTTGGTAACTCGTGCCATCTTCTCAGTAGATTGCTGAGTTTCCTCTTTTTGGAGTTGAATAGCTCGTGTTACTATGCTGTCACGGATGCTTTCACGGTTGGATGCGTTTACTTTATCAATATTCAATGATTCACCAAATCGCTCTTGGATCTCATTGTCACTCATATTATAAACACTGCTTATAAACTCTTTTGCACGTGCTGCTTCGTCAGTCAGAGCGGTAGAACTCATAATAAGTTTACCAAGTCCACCAGGAGTAATTGCAGCCTCAGCAGCGCTTTGACCATTTTTCAGTTTAAAGCCAATGTCAGACAGTGTTGTATCAAGTTTTCCACGGGTATCATCAACCATCTTGAACCCGACGACATCACGGAATAACTTGGCTGTATCTTCTTTGTACAGCTTTTCATAGTCACTGGTACCATTCGGAGTTTTATCAGAGAAATCTCGTACCTGCCTGCGCGCCCATAGACTTCCCTCTTCTCGTAATCGAGATACTGCACTTGATAATTCTTTATTTTTTATTTTTCGTGCATAAGATGCTACCTGATCCGCGCCAGGACCTTCTCCTGGGCTATAATTACCAGAAGTATACATTTGCAGGATCTGACCAAAGGCTTCGATTTCCTCTGGTGAACTATCGCTGGACATTAAATCAGCGAGTCCTGTCTCTGTAATACCCAGATTCTCCAGTAATCTATTAGCACCGGAAGACATTAAGTTAAACCCTTCAGTACCGGGTACTAAATTAGCATAACGTTCAGCTCCGAACTGACTGGCAAAAGGCATTGCAAACTCTTTTACTCTGTCCAGTTTTCCTGCAACCATTACCTTACTTAGATTACTTTGGTTTCTATTCGTATCCTTGGCATACGTTAAACCAACACCACCAAGATACTGGTCAACTGTGATATTAATTCCCTGACTACGTAATTGCTGTACATATTTCTCTGCACGTTTACGAACATTGGGATCACTGCCATACCCGGAGGCAATAAAGTCCGCAGTACCCGCGATTCTCCCGCCAGCTACGTTATCTTTGACAAACTGGTCACCAAAGACCTGACGCAGAGAGTCAGTGCTAAATACGTTTTTCTTGCGTAACGCCGCATACATAGCATCAGCCTGTGTCGCCATGACACCGTTACCCTTATTTATAAACAGATCTGCTGCTGCACGCAGCGGGTCTGCTGCAGTACCATTTTCCTCGTAGTCGCTAAATACGTTTTCAATATCTTTTACAGTAGTACTTCCTTTTAGCCAGGCATACATGTCACCCAGTGCTTGATCTTTACTCATAGTATTACCAGATGCGATCCTGTTCCACATATCTGCATACTGGAATCCCATATTAGTATCAAGCATAGCAGTTAACCTATTCTGGTCTGCATTACCTGTAATACTGGAATACAATGACAAAACACTACTGCCCAAAGTATCACGGATACCTAATCTATTCCACGAATTATACAAATCAGAAGCTTGGTACCTACTACCAGTAGCACGTGAATCAGCGCCTCTGGCTACATTAAGTGCCCATCTGTAATTACGGAGACTCTCACCTGTTAACGGTACATTAGTGCGTGCGCCATTACCCTCAAGAGTCCCGTCGAAGGAGTTACTGAACCAGTCTCCCAGTGCACGGCCTGGATTTAAAATAAGATTTTTATGGACTTTACTTGTAAAACGTTCAACACCTTCACCTATACGCTCAATAAATCTACCTGGTCCCATTTGAGCACGCATGTTTTCACCGACACCCAAAATATACTGCTGATTTGCATTACGCTCAGCAGTTCTCATATAGCTCGGCTGGACCATTTGCATCGCATAGGCTTTAGCTGTTGCAGCATCTATCGGATTCCCATTGCTTTCCATGATGTTCTGAAGATACATGGCGACCATGTTTGTACGATCAGATGGCGATAATGTAGGGTCATTCAACCCAGGCATCTGAGAAACTACGCTCTCCAGGATATCACGCATGTTATCACTTAGTGTCCCCTGGTTAGCCATGTCAGCAGCGATATTATTTCTATTCATATAGTAATTGGATATACCACGTAACCCCTGGCTAAACATATTATGCGCGCCTTGAGCTATTGCACCAAAATACCCGTTGTTTCGCATAGTGTTACTAAACATCTGCTGATTAAAGCCAGATCCCTGCCAACCGGAAGCCAGCAGCGGCATACCAATATTATTACTGTTAAGAAGTGTAGCCTGAGCTGCAGATATTTTCCCTGCTATAGTAGAAATACCGCCGCCTGATGCGATATCTGCGGTACTCAGTCCTCTACGTTTTTCAAGTTCCGCAAGGTAAGCAAGGTTTTGCATTGTAGGCTGGATACCTATAAATGCAGGGTTACCATACTGACCAAATGCTGCAGCACTCATATTCATAGACTGGTTCAACAGCGTAGCAGCATCGACACCCATAGCCTTACTATAACGGAACGCATCTGTACCTATATTTTGGGCTGCACCTGTTGTTTGAAACAGATTAACACCCATGTCCTTCATTTGTTTCACAGCCTGCATGGTCTCCTGGATATCTTTGTTACCCATTACACCTGTCAGGAATTTAACTACCTGACCTGCCTGCTTAAGCTGCTGCAGCATTTGTTCCGGAGATGTACCTTGGAACATATTGCCCTGCATGCCCATCATTGCGATATCACGCATACCCGACATATTAAGTCTGGGCATCAGGGAGTTTGTATTCATTATTTCAGAGAACGCCAGGTCTTCCATACCTGTAGCAACAGTTTGAGCTTCACGTAAACTAAACTGAGATCTGAATCTCGGTGACATACGGCGAATGGCAGAGACATCACGGTTATGTTCCTGAGCTGCAGCTACCATCGGATCTACTACAGCGCCAACTAATGCACCTGCAGCCATACCAAATGGTACACCCAGCATCATCCTGCCTAAATTGCTGCTAACACCGAGGGCACTGCCTGCCCATGCACCGCCTGCTGCACTGCCTGCCATGTACGCACCAGTGTTTATAGCAGCACCGGTTATCCCTGCGGCAGCACTGCTTAACCGCATAGGCATTTCTCTGTTACGTTCTAACCAATATTCCATTGGAGATACGTTATACGGCGGATTTGCAAATAGCATCCCTGTTAAGGATTGATTCCCTGCAAACTGTGCATATCCACGTGATAATCCCCCGTAATAAGTATTCAGCTTACTAGCAGGTAAGTACTGTGAATTTAATAAAGATGGATCATTTATATTAAGTTTTGTCCCAACTAATCTAACACTGTTATTCAAGGAGGACAATGTTAGATTCAAGGTTTGGAAACTGAATGCTAAAGAATCACGAAAAGATTGGAGAGTACTGCTGAGATCTTCACGCACTCCTGCCATCCGATCGGAATTAAGGGTATTCTGATTAAGTCCCCTAACCGGCGGGACAAATCGTGCATCCAGGTTTTGATTTGAGTTATTATAGTCCATTGGTCCCATAGATCTCTTGGTACCCTCCTTTCTTTAATTAAAAACGAACAGGTTTATACTTGGCTTTCCATTCTTCAATTGGTAATTCATAGCCACCATCTTCCAGCTTGGTAGCTAAAAAAACGTCCAAAGGAAGTACCATGCGGAGATCCCCCGCGGTATCAATGAGTTCAAGTTTCTCAACTACCTCAGGTAAATCAAAGTCCGGCATTTTATACGTAGTAGCCCCATTTACCATTCTAGCACTATTGTACCATAATTGTAAATGTTTCTTTAGTACATTGTATTGTCCTACATCAGAACTGAAAATCAACGGGCCTTTTGCTCTTACATTGTTTAACATGATAAATATATTCCTCATTTCTTTAAATTTTAATACTATTCTCTCTGGTAGTTATTATACCGGAAATAAAAATAAAAGGACTGGGATTTCTCCCAGCCCCTTCATTCTGTGATCCCAGATTACCGGTTTTTTAAAGGATCACCAATGTCTTTACGATTAGTTTCAGCCTTTAAAAAATATTCCTTATAGTCTTCCGGAGTTACTTTAGGCACCGGTTTGTGGAACCTGTTGTACCAGCCTCTCATCTTTTCAGAGTAAGGTGCAGAGCGGAACACTGGGTACCGGGTGAGGAAATCGCGGCGTGATCTGATTGCATTTATCTTCTTAGCCTTTTCTGCATCACCCAATCCGGTTACGGTCTTCAACTTGGTTAACTCCGCCTCATCTGCGGCGGCCTGAAATTGATGTAAGGCGTATATGGTAGAACCAGCGGCAGTTGCCATACCCGCATTAGCTCGCATCATTGGAGCTACTGCCTCCGGGGGTATTTTTATGTTCTGGTTCTTCATAACACTGTTTTTAAAAGCCATTTGATTGATTTTATGAGCACCTACTGTAGCAGCAGTGCCTGCAATCGCCCGGCTGTCCCTATCCAGGTTTCTCGATGTATAATAAACACTTGCAGGTAATAACCATTGGGATACATCAGCAATCACCTGGTTAAGCTTAGATGCCTTGGAAGAATCAACTTCTAGTGCTTTATCCAACTTCTCAGCATGCCCACCTAAAGTCATGTTTTTGGCAGCAACATATGCACCAGCTAATGCCCCTGCTACACCTGCCAAAGCTTTTTTCTTATGGTTGCCAGGGTCATCTTTGATAGTCATTATAGCATTTTTAGTATCACTGAAAATACTATGCGGCCCATTTACAGTAATACTGGTTTTCTTACCGTCATCTTTGATCTCAATGACATCTTTGCTAAACTCCGGATGACGCTTTAAAAATAACTTTCTTAATTCATCTATTGCCCCTGCAGTCTTTATTTTCCTGGTAATAACACCTTTGGCACTTCGTCTTGCCTTTTCGAGCTCATCCTCAGTATTTGCATACATGGAATGCACTCCGGCAAGTGTTGTTGCGCCTATACCTACTTCAGCCAGTGTAGCTTTATTTATAGTAGTCGGGCGTTTGGACAAGATCGCTTTTAATAAATCTTGTTGTGCCATATGTCACACCTCCTGCACCAGCACCAATGAGTGCACTGCCCAACAATTTCTTACCAACGGTATCTTTGACTAACTTTGCCTTAACACTGGCAGTCTTTGTACTACCTTGAAATACACTGTCGATATACTCACGGGTCTCAGTGTCAACTCCCAGTAAATCTGCAGCAGTCTTTGTGTTACCAATGATAGTCTGTGCATCCCCTTGCGCCCATTGTTTAAATACAGGACTTTCTCTGTCTGGCGTTGTTGGACCAGGATCTGTATTTACATACTCCGTAAAGTCATAATAATCTGTAGGTACAGCACTGTTAGGCGACTCAAACGAAGGGGTATCTGTAGCTTCTATCAGCTCGACAGGTTTATCAGTTACCATTTTGGATGCATGCTTTTTCTTAAAAGACTCCAGTGCTTCACGTGCATATTTATACGTATCATAGCCACCATCTGTAATATTAGTAGCATCGAAATCTGCAGACGGAGTTTTAGTAGCATGTTCTACACCTTTGTATACCCCCGTTAGGGCACTGCCAGCCACGACTCCCCTTGCTAAATTTGTTTGACGCTGTGCAGAACGCTGCAGTTTATCCATTCTGTTAGCACCACGGATACCCATTTCGATACCATGCTTAGCGTCTACTTTCCTGTTCATTACTTTTCCTGCCAAGTTATTCAGCATATTCTCTTTGCGTTTCATGATCGCAGTTACATTATCTCCACGTACCAGACGTTTGCCTGCCCGTAAAGTATCCATCAAACCCATATACAAAAACCTCCCAAGATAATATCAAGCACTTAAGTTTCTATGCCCTATTATACCTGAGAGGCTTTTGGTTATTTGTGAATTTTTAACGCACTACAGTTTTCCGGTGTTGCAATTTCCCACGCTGTACGTTCAATGAGAAGCTCTGAGAAATGCCGCAGTTCATTGATATCAGAGAATACCTGAATTTCTTTACCATTGTATAAATGGTGGATCAGGTGATTATCTTTGATATAATAATAACTGCTGGAGTCTTTTACAACCTTGCATTTCAGTTTCTCGCTGGACATTCTGTGCATTGCTTCCTTAGCCGAGAATTCTACCACAGCAATATAATCGTTCATTTCTATTTGTCCCCAATTTTTTTACTATGTGATGCAAGCAGTTTAGCGACATCACTTAAAGCACTGGCAGTCTTTGTAACAAAAGCTTCATCAGCTTTTTTCTTAGCCTGCTCTGCTCCCGGTATTACCAGATTGATATATTCATCCATCAGCTTCTCTATTTTTTTAGATACTGATGGGTTTAAAGAGAGCCCACTAGCCAGAACATTGATCAGCGTCTCAAAAATCCTCATTTGTTCTCGTCTAGTCCAAACAGCTTGGTACAGAGAATCTTGGAGGGTACCCAAGGGAGCGAGTGGGATACCCTCCAGGTGCATAGATGCTCTGGTTAAATATAGTGGGCTTTCTAAAAAACCTTTATAAGCCGTTCAAATTCCTTAGTGGCATAACTTACCTTCTGAGCAAAGTTAGTGTATTTAGTCCACAGGAATTGTACGATAGGTGTAGGCAAAGTGTTCAGTACTTCTACGCGAGCATCAAAGTGCTTTTCAAGCTGTACCGGGTCACCTTCCCTAATAGGTTTGAAGCTAGCACCACCAATAGTCTGAATAGCTGCAGCCAACATGAACTTTTGGTACATCAAATCAACAGCACTGTTCAAACGGTGATCTTGCGTGTACTCATCAAGCTTGGTAAGGACCATCTGCTCTTCCCAGGTAAAGGTAGTTTTCAGTACGACCTTAGCCCCACGCATCATAAACTCGTCTGTAATGTACCCTAGGGTAAACAGAGCATCAATGTACGGAAGAAGTTCTTCATCTGTGTAAGTAGGAGTTTCCTCTTTCACAGGTTCAGGAGTTTTAACTGTCTGTGGATCTGTCATACGTGGACCATCCAGAGCAGTACCAATCGGATCAGATACCGTTTCTATAGGCGGAGTATTTAAGATACTTGCTGCCTGCTGACGTCTTTCCTGAGCCGTTTTTGCTTTCTTAGGATCTACTCCCATAATAGCCAGCATCTTATTGTAACCTTCATCCAAAGAAGCTTCCTGGGGAACCAGGCCTTCTAATTTACTAAGGTCGTCACGAAGAGTATCATCGACTTCACTGACTTTTCCCAGTCCATCAGGAGTACATTTGATATTCTGTACAGGTGAAGTACTTTCTTTTTTAGGACCTTTACGCCGAGCAAATGGATCCTCTTTAGATTTGTTCAAAATATTTTCTGACATTACAGAGTCACCTCGTCAGTATGGTCGTCAACCCGTACACCAATATTGGGATTATCTTTCAGGATACGGATTTTCATCAAGGCATCGTTAAACTTAATGGTCAGCAAAAGCGTAGTACCTTCATCAGTAATGCTTTCAACGAGATCTTTGTGGACTTTTGTGAGCCCATATACTGTGATAATGTCTGGTACAATGTTTGTGATTTGTTCGGTTGTCATGATCTTACCGCCTTTCATATTTAAAGTTTTGGATAAAACAGCCAGGTGTTAAGGGGAGTTCCAGAAGCTGTACCTAAAGTATATCATACGAACCTAAACCAAGTCAACCTAAATTGCGAAATCAAAAAGTTTTTTGTTTTTGGAACCTACGCACGTGTGTAAGGTTTTCTATTACTAGGAAAATATATAATCTTTTAAAAGCAGTAGTAGTAGGGGCTGTGGATAATGTGGATAAGTGGTCTTAGACCGCATGGTGACTCACTGTTCCCTGTGGATAAATATGTGGATAACTTGTGGATATTTTTGGGAATAATCTTTAGACAGTGAAAAACAAATGTACTTATCCACAGATTTTTAAAAGTTATCCACAGCTTATCCACAGCTTATCCACAGGGTAAAATAGAAACAGGTTTACACATCATTCACAGCATGTCATCGACATATTTGTTATATTTTGAACCTGTGGACATTTGTTTTGATAAAAAATGATAAAAAGTGTAAACCTTGAAAATGAGTTATCCACAGGTTAACAATGTAACAAATGTTACACTTTTATTAAATGTTACACTCGGAGTAGCAAGTAAAAACAACGAGACCCATTGCTTTATGCTATAGGACACAGTTATCCACATGTGTTGTTGATAAATATAAATGTAAAATAATTGTGAAGTTGTAAACATTACAATCTTTAATTCAGTTTACATAAAAGTGTTAACTTTTTAACCACAAGTGTCCACTAGATTCTTAAAATGTCCATATCTCTTAAATATCCACGTTTATCGACGTTTTACAATGCCTCCCTTCGCAAAACGCTGAGTACACAATACTTTCAAAAAGTGTAGACACTTTTTCGCCGAGAAAACAGTGCAAAATAATTGTGTCTAAAAACAGAAAACTCGGGAGGTTTCTAATTCTGTCGATGCCATCGGTGGTTACACTTTGCTCCCAGGTTTTTACACCCCTCCGGGCAGCATTAAACCTAGAAAGTTCACAAATAGTTCACAAAGTTGTCTACACCTGTCTACAAATTTTTTTGAAAAAGTGTAGACACTTTTTTGAGGACGCGGTGCTATGAAATGTCACGTTGTCTACATGTCTACACTTTTTTCAGGGTAGACCCCCTTATATATATCTTCATTTTTTATTTTTCATTTAGTATACACTATTTATATATAGTATACACTATTTACATGTAAAAAATCTCGCGTCATGTGTCTCTACCTTAAAAAAAGTGTAGACATGTAGACAATCATATAATTTATATTATATTATAAGCAAAAAAGTGTCTACACTTTTTAAAGATGATTTGTAGACAGTGTAGACAGACATTCTAATTCTGCTAGTTTATCGACATAAAAGTGTCTACACTTTATGTTTATGTCGATGGCGTCGGGAAAAAATGAATTTCAGTGGCTGGTATAAGTATAATGGTAGTAGACATTTGTATAACTGCCTATATTTTAACAGAAAAGGAGATGTATTTATGAATGAGAGCGAAAAAATATTACGGTTATTAAATCAACAGTGGGATTATAGGCATAATAATAACAGTTTTGCTTCCACGTTTATACGTTTATATTTTGGTAAGGGTTCTGATTTTATATATATCAGAAATGGTAGACCCCGATATAGGGATGTACTGGAAAAACTTTTTAAACGCAATGAGAATAAAATGAATTTTTCTTGGGGGAGTCGATTATCTATTCCCTGTTATTTTCCAGATGAACTATCTTACATGTATTATTTATTTTATATTCTAGCGACACCAATGATTCTTAAAAGTAATATAATGTATGTGGTTAGGGAAGCAGATTTACCAATTTCTAATTTTAAGGATATCGATTTTAAGGAAACTCTGTTAAGTATTACACCCTATGATACTCATAATGATTGGTCAACTAATATCATAGAGGAATTAAAATCTAGAAAATATAGTATACCCTATGCTCCTGGATATCTGCTTATATGCAATACTAACCTTTTAGATGTAATAAATACTATTTTAGGAATGGATGAAAGGACGATGGAATCAACATCTTATATGGTTGATTCTGGATCATGGATTTTAAACAATCATTACACTGAAATATTTTATGTGATTTCGCACAATGTTTTCACAGATGCAGTTCCCTATCCTAGAGAGAATTTAATGAGAAAAATTAAAGGTTTATATGGAATGCTTTTATTATCTCGTTTATATGTTACTAATATTCTTAAAGAACTCAATGACTCACGTTGTCCTGACAATGTAAAAGTACTGGAGGAATGTTTATACTACAAATGGTTAGATTTAGCGAATTCTATTAAAATAGGACAAAATGTTGTATATGCGAAGAATCATCGTGGTAACAAGGATGTCCCTTATCTATTTGATAATCCGATTATCCCAGGTCCAATGTGGTCTCACGATTTACGGAAAATGTTAAATGAAGATCTCAATGTTTTAAACTCTTTATGTAGTTTTGCTGAGGGTATCTATGCAAACCTGTATTATCGTGTACTAAAGCCTCTATATAAAGATAAGAGTATGGTACAACAGGAGTATGCGTCGCCTGGAGATTTTGTCGCTATTTTAAATTGGTTAATACACGAATTGTATAATAGTTTTACACACAGGAAACCTTTGTACAACCTTGTTTTCCCTATGATTCCTTCGTTTACATTTGATGCATTCAGAAACAGAGGTCCAAACTTGACCTGCAGATATGGTCATGTTGTAAATTTAAGTAATGATAATACAATGTCTGAATACTATAACCCAGACGCTGGCTACCAGATGACTTCCATTTCATTAGTAAGAGAAGATCAGGTACGAGTAATACATAAAAAAATGCCGAAAGTAAATAGTATTCCATTCTTATGGAGTGATGACACATTTAATCCCTTAGCTAATGATCCCTGGTACAAAGAGGGGATTCAGAAACAGTATATGTTGCCCAATGATAAACCAGAATGGCTGGGTAACTGGTCGTTTTTATCTGAGTACATTGAGGGCATAACAAAATGGGATATGAAATATGGCACAGAATGGTCCAGTCATTTAAATTATATTATATAAAGGAGTGGTACAACGCATGATCAGATATATTCAATTTGAACTAGATGAATTTCGTCATCTTGGCGATTATATAGTGTATAACAGAGATGAGCTATTCGGTAATAAGATTAGTTCAAGGTTAAATAGCTATGACCATATTATTTATTCGGCTATAGATTTGAAACTTATTATTAAAAGTTTACACAGAATTTTAGATAATATTTATAAAAATACGCTACGCAGTTACGAATCTCTTACTACGATTAAGCTATCCGGGATTTATTCCGGGAGTTATTATAGAGAGAGGTTAATTTACGGTTTTAGAAGTATATTAAGGCTTTTAAATAATATATCCATGGAATATAGGATTGAACTATATAAAATATTAATCAAGCAATTGAAAAAGACGAGAAAATATACAGATATGATTACCCACAGACTAGCTCTTACCCGCAAAGATAGAGTGGTAATTTCTGAATTCCTTGATGCTATGAGTAGTTTAACTCATATATTTGGGGCTGAAAGAAATGTTATTTCTACGGATTTTGATGCGTATCCAATTTCTTTTCAGGTACAATTAAAATCTCTGAGTTTAATGTTGGAAATAGGGGAACGTGTAATAGGGGATATATTAAATTTAGTACAGGGAAATTTTAACTTTGCAACCTATTTGCATAGGCCTCTGGGATTACCGCAAGTAATATTACATGATGAAAAAGGAGGAGTTTTCAATCGGAATTATATTGATCGTTTCAGGTTAAAATTACGATGTTATTCTCATATAGAGCGAAATAAAATAAAGGAGGAACTATATAATGCAGGGGAGACTCTTATATTCTAGTTCTGCAGTAGAAACTAAAGATATAGAAATGGTAGCCCGTGAGCTTACGTTGATTTATAATACTTTTGCATATGCAATGACTCAATTGGGATTAAAAGCGAACATCTACTCCAGATTAATTTCGCGCAGGGAAAAGCGGAAGGTTGAACTTATGGATTACTGGGGTACGTTGCCTGATGATTGGGTAGAGTATATGGGTGTAAAACAGTTTTTTGAAGCCCGGCTTACTCCTGCCAGATGTGTAGCTGGTATTGCACCGGAGTTATTTCAGCGTGATGCGGAACGGAATTCAAATATGACACGTATTATGCGGGACATGTTTACAATGTGTATGAGATGGGAGTCTATGGGTACACGTGGATATAGATATTGGGGTAATTTTTGGTTTTCAAAGACTAAAGGTACTCGATATGAGTTTATTAACCAAACAAATCTGGATGAACTTAACGATTTAAGATTAACTATACGGCGGGAAGAGCACCAACCTTATTGGCCAGGCAAAATAACTGCACTTCGGTTAGGAGCTAATCAGCCGCGAGTACTTAACCATTATACCCCTGTTATTCGCTATTTATGGAAGATTTTAGGAAAAATAAGTCGGGTAGCAGGAAAACAACAGGGATTTTTAACAAATGCTACAGGTATATCACTAGGAAGTGTGGATGAGGGGAGTGATAGTTTTGAGATGGGTACTCCGAGGTGTTTGGGGCAGCCATATTTAATTAGACTACTCAGGACTCTGAACTGCGTTGAGACTGGTGTTTTAAGTGGTGGGTATTCAATAGATGTTCCTATATGGAACCAATCTCGTGGATATAATGCTAACACTTTAAGGTTATATGGGTATATAGAAGGTGATTGTCGAAAAAGTGTACATGTGTATTATTATACTGCAATTGTAGAAAAACGTTATACCTCAGAATATAGAGATATAAATACACGGCATTTATTTTCTTCAGAACAGTTATATGGTAAAGATATGCCGTGTTATCAAAATCTTTTCAAGTTAAATATTGAAGCAGTACATGCAAATATTCCGGCATCTCTTTTGATGATGAAAGAAAAATCAAAGAAACTTGCAGAAATACCATTAGAAAAAGCTTTTAAAGCATATATGTTGTCTTTTGATAAGTATTCGCTAGACAGGGATTTTATTAATGGACCTTATGGTTTCCCGGAATACGCGTTTAAAGACTATTTGATGTATGGCTGTTCCGATGCTGACTTGGGATCATGGCTTACATTGTTAATAACTGGGATTAGATCAGAATATTTATGTTTAGGACTTGCGTGTCAAGGATTTCAGAAATGGGCCATTGAAAACGATTTAGTAAGTGGTAATGAAGATATATTACAGATATTTAATAAAATAGGAGAGGTAGCAGAAAAAATGGCATTACAAAAGATTCCAGCGTACTATTTAAAAATATTGCAGTCATGGGAAGATAATTCAGATGGGTTTTCTTCTCTAAAAGGCTGGGAAGGGAAGCCGATTATATATGAGTTATAAAGGTCAAAAATGGGAACATAAAGTAGCATCACCTGTAGAGACTAGGACACTGAGTTCAGCATTTATAACTGAAAGAAGAGTAGATAGCTCGACTATAGTTGATCGTTTAAGCTTAAAGATAATTCCAGAAACAATAAATATAACAGGTGTATTACCATTTTATTGGGGATTCAAACTCGATGGTATACCCAAAAATATTACATCTAAGAATCTGTGCAAGTATTTTAACCTAGAGGAAGATACTTTAATATTTGACCGGGTTGATATGCTTCAGCACCGTATCCAAGAATTTTTAAATAAGGATCTTTCGTTACCTGAGATTTTTGATATATTAGATGCCTCGCTCAATAAATCTGAACTGGTAGGACTTAATAACAAAATACTGGAATTAGGTGAGTTACTTGACGACGCTGGTGTATACTTGCCTTTGGGAATAACTGAAGTTATAGAAGCATTGAAAACAGAAAATATAGTAATAGAAAGGGATAATGGAGATACCATATTTTTACAGCCAGCGCTTCGTGAAATAATTTTTTGTGATCGCCCAGATTTAAAAGTATATACACTAAATTTGGAATACCTATATAATCGAGATTATTCTGCCTATAACTTTAATCATACTGCTAGAGATGGAAGTTCTGTCTATAATGCAATATTAGATGCCGATGGATGTCAAATGCTGCTAAATGATTTAAGTAGAGGAATAACTGCGGACAATAAACCCCCAGGTATGAATGTAGCTATTTATTGTATTATAGAGGGCCTAATTAGTGTTTGTATTTATGAAAATCTATGTTTAAAATGTTTTAAAAATTGGATTGAATTAATGAAAATAAAAAGCAAAGAAACGTATGCAACTAATGCAGATTTTGCTGTGTTTTTAGAGGTATTTTATGATACGCTTTTTGAAATACTGCATAGTGAAACTACAGGAGTGCGAGGTTGTATCAGTTTTATTAACGGAAACTATACTGCATTATCGTATTTGGGCGACCATGATACCGAATTGGTAGAATCATTACCATTTACCCTGCATGAAAACTTTATTCGTCTTTTCTTTTCAGGGATATCAATTGGGAATGATCAAGGGTTTAGTAAAATCATGGAGGAGTTTAGAAAACTATATAACCATAATAATATGGTTATAACAGGAACTGATAAAAGTGAGGACCTAAAAATACTGGATAAAATAATTGAGGCTGCAGAAGCTTTGCATAACTATTTTATTAAGAAAGAAGTAAATTATATTGATATTTCAGCTTTGCATACCTTTGTTGTATCAAAGTTTGCATGGTATTATTATCATGAGGCTTACACAAGATATGTTACTATAGGGGAACATAGGATGGATAATCAGTATGGAATACAAAAAAACAATTTATACAATTTTGGACCAATTGACTTAATGCGACTAGGTATGCTATAATTACTACAAAAGGAGGAATTTATAATGGCAACGATTAAAGAAACAGGAACAATAATTACAGGTAAATATACAGGAAGAAATTTCGTATTAACAGATTTTGCACCATTCAAGTATGCTCGGGTAATATCAAATACCAATGAAACTAATCTGGACGTAGGAGAAACTCCGCGTACATTTATGCTGAATGTGCATTTACTGAATGGAAGTATTGTGGCAGGATGCACTGACCAAATTTGTTTTTCTGATGTATGCATAACAGACCCGGGGGTAGCGGAGTTTCTCGGTTTACCTGCGTGTAAGTATACAGGCAACAGGCTTGTATGGACGTTTACATATAACAAAGAAAAATCAGTATCAAGCTTTTTAGCAATGACTAACCTGCGTCAGGTTACTGAATGTGTACCAGAGGTATTTAAAACTGATAAGTTTTTGGATGCTATTACTTCGGCTATAAACAACGAGTGTAAAGCAGTTCAGGCTAAGATCGACAGCTTTAAGAACGCTAATGATTTGACGCTTGTGAGTGTCCTGGGTATGACTACGGAACTTTTGGAAGCAGGGGATTTACTTTTAAGAACCTGTAAGGAATATTTACAGGATGTGTACGATGCGTATGAAGCGGCACACTCGATAGACAAAGAAGACAACGATGCTTTGCTGATCCATAAGATGAGTATTTCAAGAGTAAAGTATTTGCTGGAATCCAAGATCATTGTAACAGATGACATGTGTGAGACGCTGAAAAATATCCTGGAATCCTATGCTGCATTGAATACCTCGGCTATCTCTTACCTGCGTAGGATTGGCTGAGAGGTATAAGTAATAGGGTAGTAATTACCTATATTTTATTACTGAAGTTGTATTGGAAGGAGGTGATTATTAAGAATGATGGTAGTTAAGAACGTAGCGTTGTTTGAGGACCGGCATCTATTTCCAGATTATGTGACGGACTATGTATTTGGTAAGGACAAATCATGGTCTCCCCTTGACTTCATTGCTTTCCAGCAAGCGGCAGAGAGACGACTGTTAGCCTGGAAAGCCGAGGGGATCACGGGCATCAATTTATATCTGACAGGCTTGACTTCCGCGACAGTAGCGGTAATCAATGCCTGTTATGTATGTAAGATGTATCTGAAATTATTTTACAATAATTTTCTGGTAAATGAGTGGACTCCTCAACGGATATTATTTTTCGAGGACAAATCGAAACTCAATGATTTAAGTTCTAGAGAGAAAGAGATTTATGAACAGTTTAGACAAAAGGACGCAGAGCTAAGCCTACAGGAAAAGAAGAGTATCATAGAGACGAAAAAGCGGGAGCAAGAATATCTGCGTAATTTAAAATCAGTAGAGAATGTAACACTTGTAACAGATGATACAAAAAAAACAGGGGGATTCAGTATTGCAGATTGCGTAAAGAAGCGTAATAAATAATATTAGGAGATAGTATTGAAATGGAAATGAATGTATATGAGTGTATAGTTTGGTGTGTAATGTTTATTTGTTTTACGTATATAATAAAGTGTGTATATGGAGATAAATAGTTATGAATAAACAGAAAATTAGCAAAAAAGTTCAAAGAAATTCATTAATCAATAATTGGCATAAAGATGAGAAATTTGAAGCATATATTAGGACCATCGATAAAAAGAAAGAGAGGGAACGCAGGGATGCCAGGAGAAAAAGAGCAATGTAAAAATGAAGTGCCTGTAGAAACGGCGTCAGACAATGTAATCTGTGATTTATCGCTTAAAGCGAGTAAAAATAATACGAGCACTAAAGTAGAGGCCAGTAATGATTTAATTGATTTGATTGTCAAAGGAGCGCAGGCAGTAAAGAGTCTGTTCAGGTAAAATGAAATGGTGTAACGACTGCAAGTATAGGGATATAAAAGAACCAGGGACAATAGTGAAATGGAGGTGTCTGTACTGTTGGGAGTATGCAGCAGGCAGGCCTCCAACTTATTATTGCAGGGAGAAGGAGCTGACGGAGCATGAGTGCAACGGTAATATTGAAGAATGCGGACGAGATTAAAGGTTTTTTAGCAAGAGTGGGTAGATTTGCTAATATCTGCAAAAGCAGTGAAGAGAAAACTGATGATGTATATAAACGCATAGGGCTTAGCGTAATAAATGCGGGTCACTTTTCAGCAAGCAGAGACTTTATGTTTAGATTTATGGTAGATGGGTGCAGCCGTGTCTGTTCGCACCAGCTTGTACGGCATAGTGTGGGTGTGGCTATCAATCAGGCATCCGGGGTATTCCAGGTTTTAGATACCAGCCAGGAGTATGTAATGCCCGAGAGTATAGCTCAAAACGAAGACGCCAGGGATCTGTTTATTAGAGCAGAAGCGCATTGCAAGGAGGTTTATAATATACTGATAGAGGAATACAAGATTCCCAGATCAGATGCCCGTTATATTATTGGGCAGGGCTCTCAAACTGCAATGAATATTTCGTTTACCCTGGAGGCACTGATAAACCTGGCAAATGAAAGGTTATGCAGCCATGCCCAGTGGGAGATCCAGGATGTTACACGTAAGATGGTGGCTTTAGTAGCAGAAGCAGAGCCAGAGCTTAGTAAGTTCTTTTATCCTAAATGCGTACGGCATGGTGCGTGTATGGAAGAGAAACCTTGTGCTCAATTTGGACTTATAAAAGAAAGGAGAAGATCGCTCTATGGAGCAAGATGTAGTACAATCGATAGAAAATAGAATCAAGATTGCGAAGTGCAAAAAATGCAATCGCATGATATCATATAAAGAAGATGACCCCAGTAAACCGAAAAACCCGGACGAATTTTTATGCCGGGAATGTAAACGCCTCTCTAAGTAAGATGGGGAGTAGATATGTATCTCTAGCATTCATATTTCACCTCAGAGGAGATTTAGGTCGAGACAGGGTAACTTCTTCGCGAGACGATTTAGACCAATACTGTAGGTCAAGTATGGAGCTAAGAGAGGCATGTCTATAGTTTTCAAAACCGGTTATAACTGGTTGGAGGTTAAGTATGGAAGATACAAAAAATGATATAGTGATAAATGATGACTTGGGCGAAGTTAGCGATGCGGGGCTTTCAGAGGAGCTGGATCTGGATGAAGCGGGGGTCGATCTTGCTGTTGTGCCTGAAAAGACCGAGCATATCGCTGCTGAAACTGCAGCGTTTGATGCACCTGTAATACCTGCGGATAAGGAATTGCGGTGCGCGATATGTCACAATCTATTACGTCAAAAAGATGCAATAGCAGGTACGGTATGCAAGTATTGCGCGTTTAAACAATTTAGGGCTTTGGAAGCAGAGCTCCAGTCAAAGAAAGTGCTGACTACCACTCGTAAATACTGTGTTGCAGAGGATCACAATGAGATTCGTACCAACACGATGTTCCCTGAGTGGAACAGTGAGATTACAATAAACGGAGTAAAATTGTATCCGGTAGAACCATTATGTAATACGTGTATAGACATACTGACCGCGTATCTCATTGAGTATCTTGAGGAACGTGGGATAGTACGGACAGGCAGCGGGCACACGAAGAATGAATTTAGAGATCAGCTTAACAAAGTTCCTCCTACGGAATTGCTTCAAAAGCTTCAGGCGTATATAGCAGCGATAAAAATTGAAGTCCTTGATAAAGCAAATCCAGCCAATGCTGTTTATCGCCACATCAAGGAAACCAAACGTCGCCTTAGCTTGAAGAAAGCGAAGGAAGAGAAGGAGAGAAAACGTATATGGGAAGAAGCAAAAAAACCAGTACCACTACCGACATTGGAATATCAAACACCACAGAAGTCAAGTGTGAAACTGCAGACGTCCGAGTACCTGCTGCAAGACGACGAGCTGGTAATAAGGCTGATACAGTCGTTACCGATGCTGCTGCCGGAGTTCAATCCGTACAGTCCAGAAGTAAGAAAAAATCTGGAGAAAGTAGTGACTCAAATATTTCCATGGTATCCTGCCATATATGTAGAAGAACTTATAAAGCAGGGAGTAAAGGAATACGAGACTTTAGCCTCCAAATCAAAATAGATGAGAGGGCGTGTAAAATTGAAAATCGTAAAATTTGTGAAAGCTGTTTACGACGCATTCCAGACTTTTTGGCTGGAGCCATCCACCTCGCCTGCAACGTCCCAAAAGAAGAATTTGACCGAGGATTCCTCTACCCACCCTTCTCCTATAGTCTCGAATCTAGGAACACTGGAAGCAGCGCAAAAAATGAGAGAAGCGTTAGAACACATACTAGCCGAGAAGGGGATAGTGGGGACTGCGGAGCTTCTACGAGAACAGTTCAATCAAAAAGAATTAAAAGAACTAAAGAAGAATCTGTACTGGGACATAACGAGCAAGATCCCGGAAATAAATCTGAAGATAGTTCTACTCGAGTTAAAGCGAGCAAACCTGGACGAAGATCAAAGGCAGGAACTGGAGAAAGCGAAAAAGCGGCTGACAGTACCAGTACGAAATCGAAAGCAGGTACTGAAGGCAGTGGATCTGGCTTTAAAATTGAAATCCCAAAACCTACCAGACGTAGAAAAACTCTAGAAGAAAAGATAGCAGAGCGTGCAGAGAAAATCAAGGCTGAACGCAGAGCTGTACGAGAATCAAAGAAGAAATAATTAGAGAGCTCCGGCTATCCGGGGCTCTTTCTTTATTAGGGAGGATGATTTTTAAATGACGAGTTTGTTTAGAAAATTGTTTAAAGTTAGAAAATGTAGATACGGCTGTGCTAATTTCTGTGGAGACCATACATGCTGTTATCATTGTATAATTAAGGATTCATGTATACTTTCCTGTAAGCACCCAAATTATAATTATCATTATTCAGATTGTGGAAGTTGTTTGGGGTGGGGGTTTGATGATGTTAAAGTACTTTTGTGCTTAATACTAGGAATATCAACAGCCTGTGTGGTAGATTGGATGGGAATATTTAAATGAAAAAAAGTAAGGGTGGGCTTAGTAATAGCTATATTATTATGTATTACAATGATTACTTTAATTGGATGTAAGGATAATACAGTTTCATCAAGGAATAAATCCGTGGATTTGGATAAACGTGCAGCTAGGGTTGAGGAGTTTGAAAAAACGAAGTTAACCTTTGATAATTATGAGAACCAGATTGTTACACCTAATAAAAGTGTGCAGAAAGTTTTAGTAGAATTAAACGATACAAATAAAACTTCTGAAGTAATTAGACGGAGATATGTACAATTACGGAGTTCTCCTACACCAGAAGAAGTAGATTTAGTTGCACGTGAATTAGCAGAAAGGTTATATCCCCATTATTGTATTAGAAATATTGTATATGTTCCCGAGGATATAGTACTTAATAGTTTTCATATTTATTCTTACGCAGATTTTTCTGTATATATTATAATTGAGAAAAGTATTGGGGAATTATGAGGTGAAGTATGAATAACTTAAAATTTAAATTTAAACGCGCATATTATAATTTTAAATATTTCTTAGACTTTAGTATATCTGATCTATTATTTATATTAGTTTCTACCGTTTTGATCGTAGCAATAATCAATTGTGCTGTTGATATTTCAAGTACGTTAGAGTATGTATTATATTACATACTAGTATTTACTAGTCTAGTAGGTATAGAGATGTTTAGAAAATTAGGTACATCAGATAACTATGTACGTACTCTTGCTTACAGTACACGAACCAACTTAGTTAGTCACATATGCAAGAAATCAAATACAGCGATTATGATACGGGCTACAGGACAGACTTTTGAAACAATTTTAAAAACTATACCTGAGATATACGGGTGTACAATAACAGTAGTGGATAATGAACTTCAAATAGTTGGTGCAGGTATCCATATAGTCAAGGGGGATCTCGTTATAATATCTGATGACGTTGAGGTAATAAAGGAAGCGTCCATAACAAGATCTGTCAAAGACTCTTATTATAAAGTAACAGAGTTTACTGGTTTCTAAAGGAGGTAACATTATGTTAAGTTTTATAGGATTTTTAATCTGTGCGATACTATTATTCTATGCTGTACATGGGATTTCTGATTTAGCCAATACAGCATCTGAGTCACGGAAATTAAAAAGGACGTCTTCTGCAGGTTCGCAGTATACTGCAATGCGTTCAAAAGAAAAATGTGTAGTAATTTTTAATTCTGATCCATTAGTATGGTTAAAGAAATTAAAAATTACATATAGAGCATCTGTAATCTATAAAAATAATAAATATTTTGTAAGGGTATTTATGTCAGATGAATTTATACTGATAGATCCAGAAAAATATGTTATAGTAGAAATGGAAGACGGGACCCAGGAGATCTCGCTTTATGAGGAATTCAATAAAAATTACACAATTATTACCTGATAATAAAATTGGTATAAGTATATTGTAGAAAAATATGTAAAAATATTTGACTACAAAATTTTAGTTAAAATTAGGAAATTTGAAAGGAGAATGCAAAAATGAAAACTTTAGTAACTGAAAAAGAGAGTCCGGGAAATCTGGAAGAAATCTTACGTGTAAAACCAAAAGTAGAAATAGTTTATCAGGCAATAAAATATACTGGGGACAATATACATGATATTTATAGAATATTCAAGGGACGTGAAATAAAATTCAATATTGAAGATGAATGGGATGGGGATCTAATTTTAAGAATTAAAGATCATAATGCGAATTATTATTTAACAGTAGGTAAGTATATAATATTTTCTTATTATGTTAACCGGGATATACCTGATAATGTATGTATACGAGCAGTAGCAGAAAATATAAATGAAATTAAAAATAAGTTTGAAATTATATCGTTTGATAAGCCTATGCATAATCTAAGCATAAAACCCACGGTTATGGAGGGGCTTAGGGCATTGCCATTTAATTGGAAAACCGTAAATATTTTCTTAGACCTGTTTTTCACTGGAAATTACATTGCTAACCTTTCAACATATAGGGGGAATAGACTTGTACTTAACTTATCTGAACTTAGTTGCGATGGGGTTGAGTTACATCAAAATAATTATATAGTATTTAGATTTAGACCAGATAGATCAATTAGTATTATAGAGTACGATTTATCCCCTACAGAATTTCAGGAGAGATATGAAATTGTTGAAGAGGAGGTAAAGTAAGATGAAAGGACTAATAGATGTAAAACCAAAAGTAGAAAGAATTTATCAGGCAATGCAATATACTGGGGAGAATATGTATGATATTTACAGATTATTCAGAAAGTATAGCATAAAATTTAACGTTAATAACGATTCAGATGTGTATCCAACTTTAGATATTACACACCAGGATTCATCTTATATGCTATTGGCAGATCGTTATGTAGTATATTCTTATCCTTTTAATACTGATTTCGAGGATGCTAAATGTGAAAAGTTACGTATACTAAGTATAGGTCTGGAGTTAAGTGAAATTCAAAATGAGTATAAAATCTTAAACTTCAATAGAAGCAGAGCTACTGTAACCTTAGAACCACATAATAGTGGGGATATTAGGGCATTATTATTGAGTCCGGGGAATGTCAATATTTTCGTAGATTTATTTATTAACCATGGTAACCATACTGAAATTTCAAAAGTTTGGGGGCGTCTTTTCTTTCGCATGGGTAGGTATAAATATGAGGTGATTCGTGTATAGGAAGGTAGGTATATAGTACTTGATTTTCAGTCAGATGGCAGCATTAGTATTTTGGATTATAATTTATCCCCTACAGAATTCCAAGAAAAATATGAAATCATTAAATAGGAGGGACTACAATATGGATGATAGTAAATTCTTTAAACTACAGTATAAACCTCAAAGTAATAAAATATATGCATTACACTTTACAGGGGATAATTTGAGTAAACTCATAAAATATTTAAATAAATTTGGTCTAGAGGCACATATTACATGCTCCCATGAGAGTGCAATGAGTATGCATATACACAATGGTAGTCTAGATAATATAGGTAATATAGATGTGCTAGCATGGATTGGCAATTATATAATATTTGTTATAGACAATAAACATAAGATTCAAAAAATAGAGGTAAAAAATAGTCTTTCTCAGATCATTGAGGAGTATTGCATTGTTATGAAGGATGAGGATGAGGAGGATGAGGAGTATGATCAAGATGAAACCTACCTTAACCTACTTTAATAATGTGCCAGGAAGACGAATACAGAGAGTTTAAATCATTTTATGATATTAGAGATGAAATGATATTAGAGATGAAAAGGAGGTATCGGGCAATGAAATTCGATGATAAAACAATTTCAAAATTTAATCTGAGAACAGTGATAGTCGATGGAAAAGAATGGCATTATATGCCGATAACAGAGGAAAAACTGTGGGATATAGTAAAGCTTTTCAGGGAATTAGATTGTGATGTAGCTATATGGATACTCCATGGTGACGCAATTTTAGACATAGATAACTATGTGGTTGATGTCCCTGGTCATATATTGTTTACTATGACTGGGCATGGAATAAAGGTAAAGAAACTTGAAGGAGTTGGTAAAAATGATGCTTGAATATTATTTAGATCGTCAAACTTTTTTCATACCGGGCACACCAGAAAATATGGCAGGCATTGTGGAGTTATTGATGTTGCTGTATGATGTATATGATCAATTAGATGATATTCAAATCGCAGGGCATGTTAAAACAATATCTGAGACGAAAGGGCATATAATAGCGTACAAAGAATCCGATGTTGAATTTGAAGAAATATTAGTACTCAATGACAGATGCGATGAGTATGTAATATCTGATCACTATTTAGTGTTTACACCTGAAGGATTTTATACAACGACTTTTAAAACTGCTAAGGAAGTATTGAATATAGAAGAAAGATTTTGTAAACAAGAGGGATTTGCTAGAGTTCTAGCTAATACTATTAGGAATAATGTATATGATTTTCGTGAAAATTATGAATTTATAGGATCGGGGATGCCTGAATATGTATGAAACTGTAGTATGTCCTAATCATCAAGTGTGGAAGTTGGTACATCTTACTGAAAAGGATCCTTTGAAAGATGTATCTCAGTTAGTAGATATGCTTCCAAATACCGTAACAGTAAGAACTAGTTCGATTGGGAAGGATGCACAGATTTTTATTAAACTTCCAAATAGTATTGCAGAAGTAGAATTAACACCAGATAAATGTATTTTGGTTAATGATTTAGGTGAAGTTAAAATTGTATCTTATGAATTTGCAAGGTGTAATTATGTTAATACTCAGGAAAGTCTGACTCGGGCAGAAGTTGAAAGAGAGTTTACAATTTTAAAAGAAACCGCTCAACGGTATCCATGTCCATATTGTAATGCGATGGAATTGGAACCGTTCCATAAGACAGATCTAAGCGGCCATTACAATGTATTACAATGCATTTCATGTAAAAACATAGTTACACAATTAGAATGTAGGCTGAGTGCGCGGAGAAGTGGAGAATTAGACAGAATGATGAAAGAAAGATATTTAAAGGAGATGAATAATAATGCCTAAAATTATAAAATTACCAAGGTCTAACCCTGCAAAAAATGAAGCAATTCAGTATAGACCAGGTGAAATACTAGATATAATAAATTGGTTTAGAACTAAATTTGATGATATAACAGAGTTAGAAATATGTATGTTAGAAAACAACAAAATTTCATTGAATATAAACGGAGAACATTCAACTATTTATGCTTTTGATTATATTGTGTATGACTGTGAATGGCATAAACCTTATATAGGTAAGATGTCTAAATTCACATTAGAAGAAAGGTATGGTATAAAATGTTAGCATTATACACTATTAAACCTAAGTCCACCCGGTATAAAGCTATTCAAATACGGGAAAAGGACATAGATGAGATCTTAGAATTATTTGTGTCTATTAGGGATAAATATCCAGATATTTACCCGTTTACACTGAGGGTACAAAGAGACTCCATAAGTATATATTGGGGATTGTTACCATCTGATACTCCTGTTGAAGCACGCGAAGGTGACTACATCATTTTTGCAGATGATTCATGGACTATTGTTGAAAAAGAAAATTTTAACAATGAATATGTTATTACAGAAGATATAGAGAAACTGATCTACATTCACAAAGATATGGAGGATTTTGAATTTCTGGGAACTAAGAGTGCAGAGATAACAGTGCAAATCAAAGATAAGTAGAAAGGAGTAACTAAATAATAGGCCCAGGAAGTTAAAAAAATAAAATAATAAAAAAGATGGGAGACACAAACATGAGTGATTATATTGAATTAGAGGCTTTAAACAAATTAAAACGTGATATTAAAAATGCAGGAACAACATTATCCAAAGAGGAAGCAAGGTATCTCGTGGACTTATATTATCAAATGCAGGAATATAGAAAAGCAAGTGATAATCAAGTTCGTCAATTGCAGAAAGAAGACAACAAAGAACCACATGAAACTTTGGCTTTCTTTGCCAACAATTTTAGGACATTGGAACGCAATATCAAATCTGTACTTCAGGTATACGCAGAGAGTAAACCGATTGGGCAATGGATGCTCAGTATTTGTGGTATTGGTCCTGTTATTTCTGCAGGACTCATGGCTAACATTGATATTACTAAAGTACAAACTGCAGGTCAGATCCAGGCTTTTGCAGGCCTTGATCCTACTCGTGAATGGAATAAAGGTGAAAAACGTCCATATAATGCCAGACTTAAAACTCTGTGCTGGAAAATTGGTCAGTGTTTTATCAAAGTACAAAACAACGAGGAAGATGTGTACGGTAAAATCTTTGCTATTCGTAAAGCATATGAAATTGAAAGAAACGAAAAAGGTGAACTGGCAGACCAGGCGAAGGCTAAGCTGGAAAGATTTAATATTAAAAAGACTACGGATGCGTATAAATGGTATAGCCAGGGTAAACTGCCACCGGCTCATATCAATCAAAGGGCATCCAGGTATGCCGTTAAGATTTTCCTGAGCCATTTGTTTAGTGTATGGTATGAAATGGAACATAAGGAGAAACCACCAAAACCCTATGCAATTGCAATTTTGAACCATGCACATGAAATTCCTATCCCCAATTGGCCCAATGAAGATCTGGTATAAGTAATATGTAAATAAAATGCCCTTTAATAGGTCGTAAGAGTAATATCTTGCGGCCTATTATTTTTAAATTATTATTTTAGTAAGTAGAGCAAAAACACAGATAGTATCATTTAATGTGACTGAATCAAAGAGCCTTGATAGCAACATAAAGAATGAATGAATCAAGCTAAAGGATAGTGACAAATCCCCCAAATGAATTATGTAAAATGATAGTAACAGTTTCTGCGAATGAATCATGTAAACTGACAGTACCAACTTTAGCGAATGAGTTAATCAGTTGGATAGTAGCAAATAAGAAGAACGAATCAAGTGCCAAGATAGTATCAAGTGGGAAAGAATGAACCGTATGAAGCGAATTAGTGACGAAAGATATGAGTGAATCAAAGTATTCGATAGTAACAATAAAAGGGAATGAATCAAGTAGAGAGATAATGACAACTCCTCCGAATGAATCAAGTTATTAAATAGTGACAAATCCCCAGAATGAGCCAAATAACTAGGTAGTAACGAAAAAGGAGAATGAATCAAGTTAAAGAATAGTAACATAAAAAATGAGTGGGTTATGATAATGAAGAGTACCATGCCAAATAAACGAATTAAATAAAAGGATAGTAATAAAAAACCAGAGTGAATTATATATTTAGATAGTAACATTGCTGATGAATGAACTAAAATCTTCGATAGTAACATAATATATGAGTGAATCAATGGAGTTGATAGTATCACAGATTTAGAATGAATTAAAATGTACAATTGTAACATTCAGTAAGAATGAATTACGGGTAATGATAGTAACAAATATATGGAATGAATCAAGCGTATTGATAGTAGCAATATACAAGAATGAGTTAAATATACTGATAGTAACATATCATACAAATGAGTTAAATGTACTGATAGTAACAAACAATGGGAATGAGTTAAAAGAACAGATAGTATCACAATACAAGAATGAATTAAAAAATTTGATTGTAACAAACATAGAGAATGAGTCATAAAAATAGATAGTAACATAACACTCGAATGAATTTAAAAAAATGGATAGTAACATAACATCTGAATGAATCAAAAGTTTTAATAGTAACAAACGGAGGGAATGAGCCATATAACGTGATAGTAATATTTTTCAAGAATGAATCAGGAAATCGAAGTGTACCAAACTATAAGAATGATTCACTAAAAAAAGAGTTTATAAGTTTATGCATTGCAGTGCATTTATTGATTGATTTTAATAAGTTTATGCATTGCAATGCATAAATATCATTACTTTAAGATCCATATAAGTGGATAGTAACAATGTGGAAGAGAGATTTATAAGGGCTGATTGTATCACTATGACGGAAAGAACCATGGGTGTAGATAGTAACATTCAATTAGAGAGATCCATGTGATTCGTTTGTAACAGACTGGCTGAGAGATCCATGTAATTTGTTTGTAACAGATTGGCTGAGAGATTCATTTTACTTGATCGTCACAACCCTACTAAAAGAACCACATAAATTGATAGTAACATTTGTAACGCGTGATCCACATTAATAGTTTGTATCATACTGATGAAGATAGTCACATCCTAAGATTGTAACAAATAAAGAGAACGAGTCAAAATATCTAATAGTAACACAAAAGGAGAACGAATCATGGAAGAAGATAGTATCAGAGAGAAAAGAATGAATCATCCCAAACGTTCGTAACATAAAGGTTGAATGAGCCAGCTGTGTCGATAGTAACAAAGAACGTGAGTGAATCAGATATACCGATTGTAACATACATGTTGAATGAGCCAGATACACTGATAGTAATAAAGAACGAGAGTGAATCATATAATTCGCGAGTACCATGTGTAGAGAATGAATTAAAATATTAAAGAGTTCCATAATGCATGAATGAATCAAAAAATTTGATAGTTACAGAATACACGAATGAATCAAAAATTTTGATGGTTACAGAGTACGAGAATGAATCATGTCACCAGATAGTAACGTAAAAGCTGAATGTACTATATATAGTGTTAAAATACAATAGCACAACATATAGTATACAAGAACAAATGTACGCAAAAGCAATACAAAACATAAACTAAAATGAGTTGACAATCAGAGGAAGTCAAGGTACAATATATAGTGTTGGGAGGTCAATGAGACTTCCCAACTTTTAACTCTAATAATTTTTTTAGTTACGAGGTGAGGAAATGGCTCAAGAGTTTGTATTACAAGTACTAAACAAGTATGGTAAGGTCGTGCCATACAATTCCATGAAGATCGTCAGAGCTGCCTGGGCAGCACTAATGGACGCAGGTCATAGCAGGGAAGAGGCTGACGAAATCGCATCCTGTGTAGCAGCAAAGGTACATGAGCAGGTAGTTGATTTTATGACTACCAACACAATGATTTCTTACGAGGCTATCCATCGATTAGTAGAAGAAGCGTTGATGGAACTGGATAAAAACGCTGCCAGAAATTATATCGAATATCGTAATACCCGTAAACAGGGTAAGAAACAGATGGATGATATCCTTAATACTATCGAAGCTATTAGCAGAGAAACAGATAAAAACAACGCTAATACTTTGTGTTCCCCGGCATCCAAGATGGCACAGATCGCAGAGTCGGTCAATAAGTTCTATGCTTTAGAACATGTACTACCGAAAGACATGGCCGAAGCTCATAAACTTGGACAGATCTATATCCACGATTTAGGCTTCTATAAAATCACGTATAACTGTTTAAACTTTGCAGTTAGTGATTTACTGAATGATATGAAAATGCCTCACGGGTATCTACGTAGGCCTAAACATATCGGAACAGCTTTTGCATTGGCTGCCATTGCACTTCAAAGTGCAGCGAACAGCCAGTTCGGTGAACAACCACTGCCGAACTGAAACTCTGTGAACTTATAAATATAAGGTGTCTAATTAACGTTTAGGAACTACAGGAAATGGTAGTTAGTAATTAGGCTAACTGGGAACGTCTTAGTTTATTATTCCGGACTAAGAAAAATCCAGTGCTTAAATTTTTATTTAAGTTAATCGACTATCGAAAGTGTAAGTAATAGGGAAACCTTTTACCCAGTAAATGAGTAGAGTAGGTAGCAAGTGAAACTCTTGCTCCCGAAGCGCAGAGCACGGATTTTATCTGTAAAATGATAAATCCTAATGATATAGTCAGGCCGTGTAGTAATACACTCCGGGTATAGGAATAAACAACATAGATACTGAAATGTCGGAGTTTCTGAGTGATTCAGATTCCTACGACGAGTTATTTCAAGCATGTGAGGGCTTTATTGGAAACCTGAATACCCTTCATGCAAGAGCAGGTCTTGGTGGCCCGTTATTATAGAAATATAATAAATGTACCCAGCAAAATCGGTGGAAAGCTTAATTATTAAACGGGTAATTAAGAGAATACCGAGGTAAGTTATCAGATAGCGAAAGGCTGATAACCACCGTAGAGCGTAGTAAGTGAATAAATATAATCTTACCAAGAGTGTTGGGCATGCTATAATATAGGTATAGCTATTCTTTAACAAGAATACGTAACGTTAAACGACGATGAAAATGTACGCCGAACTTATAGGTGACTATAAGAAGTTAGGATAAAAAGCCTAACGATAACATATTGAATCAGGTACCGTTTACGTCCATTACCTTAGGTATGGATACTTCTCCAAAAGCACGCTTGATCACTAAAGCTATTCTGGAAGCTTATGAAGCAGGATTAGGGCATGGAGAACAACCAATGTTCCCTCGACAAATATGGGGGCGTCTTGTGGTGACACAGGACTGATAACAGTGTGAAGGGGTAAATGCCCCGTGTCTGGTTTGCCAGGCTAACGGTAGAAGTTAAATAAGACTAGTTCTACGACAATTAGAACTCATGGTCCATAGGCGAATACGCTTCAGAAGAGATGCTACGGTCCAGAAATGGATAGCAGCGGATACCGTGCTAAGTCTATATATGAAATAACGTAAGGAGTAAGTGTATGGATAAATATATCGGAAATAATTTTCATAGTTTACACTATGGAGATTTTAAAGTGCTTGGATACGATACTATATCTGGCAAAAGACAACGATATATTGTTAAATTCTCTAAAACTGGTACTATTAAATCAGCAGCTAGGTATGCTATAGCATCTGGTAATGTAAAAGATCCTTATTACCCAGCTATTCTTGGTGTAGGATGCGTTGGGAATGTAATAGTAAAGGGTAATAACTATATATATCAAACATGGCAAAATATGTTACGTAGATGCTATGACCCTCAACGTCATAATTATTCAAGTTATGGCGGACGGGGATGTAGGGTATCAAAACGCTGGTTGTGTTTTGAATATTTTTTAGAAGATATATGCACCTTACCTGGTTATAACTTATCAAATATTTTAAATGGGAAACTTGTATTAGATAAAGATACGTTAAAACCCGGCAATAAAATATATTCTAAAGAAACTACACAGTGGTTATCTGTTAAAGAAAATGCTGAGGCGAGAAATACTAGTACTTATTCTAAAAAATATGATATTTTTGATGCCATCGGTGAATGTATTGCACATGGGGCAACTCTAAATCAAGCAGTTACTATAACAGGGTATGCTAAAGCAACATTACATGCACATATTTATAGAAATAAATGGCTTGGTAAAGGGTATCGGTTATTACGTGTATAGAAAAGTGTAACGACTATTCCGACAGGAAGTAATAGATAGGTGAGATTCCTATTTGAGAAGCGCACTGAGAGTCACTGACTCTATGAGATAGTCTACTCCGTACAAATATCTCGAAAGAGACGGTATAAAGGAATATTTTGTTCAAAATAAAATCTGGTATCAATCGTAATCCAGAAGATCCTAACTACGATCTATACCAGTTAGCACTGAAAGTCACTGGAACACGTATGTTCCCAACGTATATCAATATGGACTCTAGCTTTAATGAGCCCTATGGTACAGAAGTAAGCTACATGGGATGCCGTACCCGTATAGCGTCAAATGTCAATGGTCCCGCAGTAGCAAATGGTCGAGGCAATATTGCATTTGTTACAATAAATCTTCCATGGATCGCACTGGAAGCCAAGGGAAACGTTGATAAATTCTTTGAGATCCTGGAATCCCGCATGAAACTGTGTGAGGACCAGTTGATCCATCGTTATAATATTTTAAAGAAACTGAGAAGAAAAGATGTACCGATGAATATGTCTGGTCTGTGGTTAAACTCTAAAGACCGGCCAGAAGAAGAAACGATTGAAGAATCGTTGAAGAACGGCACACTTTCCTTTGGGTATATTGGGATCTATGAAACCCTGATGGCACTGACCGGCAAGGGGCAGCATGAATCTCAAGAGTCCCAGGAGCTTGGCCTGCGTATCGCCAAGTTCATGTATGACTATTCGGTAGGCTGTACAGAGCGGCATCACTTGAATTTCTCAGTGATTGCAACGCCTGCAGAGTCTGCATGTCATACCTTGCTTAAAGCTACCAGACGTGCATTTGGCGTAGTAGCTAATGTTACAGATAAGGAGTACTTTGTAAACTCCTGCCATGTGGCACCGTTTGCCAGAGTAACTGCTGAGCAGAAGATCAAACTGGAAGGTCCGTATCATAAATATGCAAATGCAGGCCATATCCTGTATATTGAAGCGGGAGCTTCTCCTGTAGGTAATATTGCTTCGATAGAAAAGATCATCAATGAAGCCTGTGATGCAGATGCGGGGTACATTGCGATCAATTTCCCAATTGATTTCTGTAATGGCTGTGGACATCTGGGAGTAATTCCTCTGGAAGGATGCCCGCAATGCGGTTGTACCGACATTCGCCGTGTACGACGCATTACAGGGTATTTCAGTAACTACAGCAACTTCAATGAAGGAAAATTGAAAGAGTTATTTGATCGAACTACTCACCTGGGTATCCCACTGGGACTCAATGATGTAGCCGATGCGATTGTAACAAACGAATAAAACTAAGAGAGCCCTGGGACTATCCTGGGGCTTTTTTGTTTATCCTAAATTGGTATAAGTATTATGGGGGAAGTAAACAATGCCGTCGCTTCTCCTGCTTTTTAGTAAAAGGAGGTGTTAATTATGAATAGTAAAATTCAAAAAGAGAAAGGTGGGAGCCAGGATGATAAAGTATACAAGTTGGTGTTATCATTGTATCCATTTTAAAGATAATTATTATTTTTCACCGACATGTGCGGAATGTTTTTGGGTTACTGCATCCAGTCCGCCAACCAAGTATAACCCAGCGTGTTCTATTAGTTACTCGGATCGTATACTCATTGAAGACCAGAAAAAGAAAGAGAAGTGATTACTATGCAATTGGTAAGTAAAGAAGCTGCCATAGAGTACCTACAGGGTATAGCTAATACTATAAAAGGTGTAGGGGAATGGGAGCGCTATTTTGAAGGTTTGAAATCAGGGTACCTTTCTGCGGCTAACGCATTGGATAGATTACCTACTGAAGAAAACCGTACAACAGCGGTACGACAATATTTCCGGGGCAACAGGTATCCTGAGTATGGAGAATGCAGTGTATGTCATAAACCATTAGTAGAAACAAGTTGTGGAGGAGCGGTCACACGGGATGAAATAAAATTTTGCTGGAACTGTGGCGCAAAATTTGAAAGGAGTATATGTCATGCCTAATAACTCAGAAATTACAAAAGTAGAACAGTTATTAAAAGATTCAGATATTACTAAGCCACTTGTAAACTATGTACACATTGCATTTATGTTGGGCTATGAAAAAGCAAAAGAAAAATTTGAACGCAAGCAGGGGCATTGGATTGAATTAGAACCTGATAAGTATAACAACTTTATTCAATGTAGCGTATGTGGAAGCAAGTTCGGGTTATATAGTAAAGACAATTATTGTCAGACTTGTGGGGCTATTATGGAAGAAAAGAAAGGAGATGTATCAAATGACTAAAAAGAAAGGGTATTGGAAAGAACATTTATTATTATATGGTTGCTGGATTTGTTCAAATTGTAATAAACACATCTATAATAATTTTGGAGTTAACAACTTGGAAAATTACTGTCCTAAATGTGGATCTAGAATGGAAGAAAAGGGGAATAAATAAAATGGATGAACCTATTATTAGTCCGTGGCTTATTTATCTTATTGGAAGCGTAGATGGGGTGCTTGCTTGGGTAATCACTATTGGATTGTGTTCTTTAGCTCTTGCTGTAGCTTGTTTTATAGAAAGCACAACAAGTTATTACGAGAAAAATGAAAAATCTAAATGGTATAGAAGATCTAAAATCTTCATGATAGTGAGTATTATATTCATTTCTCTTTTTACTTTGATCCCAAACAGTAGAACACTAACATCCCTGATACTTATACAGTATATAACTCCTAATAATATTAAAGCTACCAACGAATTATCTTCTGAAGTAGTTAAAAATGGCTTGGATTATTTAAATGATAAAGTTATTGAGATAATTAGGGAGATAAAGAAATGACTAAGTTAATAGCAATTAAAGGAATGACTGCTCTGCCCAGGAATTGTTTCGAGTGCAATTTCATAGATGACAGTGGGCAGTATTGTTACGTTAGTGGTGACACATTAGTACCTAATATTTGGTGTACAGATATTGAGGGTATAGAAGAGAATATGAGGGTTTTAGAAAGTGGTAGACATAAAGATTGTCCATTAATTGAGATCGAGGACGGTGAGAAAAATGGATGACCCTATTATTAGTCCCTGGGTTATCTATCTTATTGATAAGATAGATATAGTAGTTATAGCATTCTTTATCTTATGGATAGTGGTGTGTCTAGGGGGCATGCTGTGTTTAGTAGAAGGTTCATCATTTATATATACACAAGAAGAACGGAAGATATGGAATAAAAGAGCAGGGAAGACACTTTTAGTATCTGTTATACTATTTATAGTTGCAATGCTTATGCCTAGCAGTACAACCCTAACAAAAATGATTATCGCACAGCAAATAACACCGAATAATATTACAACTACTAAAGAATTAACTACGGAAGTAATGAAAGATACTGTAAATTTTATTGCAGATAAAGCTATTGAAGTCATTAAGGAGATAAAGAAATGAAGCGCATACAACAATTTAAAAAGGTCTTCAAGTTATATCATCGTCAGGGCTATGATGTATCTGATCGTTGGGTAGAGTTCTTGAAAAGAAATAAGTATATCGTAGAAATCGAAGGAGATTTAAAATTATGAATATCAACTTAAATAACTTCCTATATAGAGGACAGGATATTCATAATAGAAGGTGGGTATATGGATACTTGGTAATCCAGGAAGAGGAAGCCTTTATTGTTGAATACTCAAACTGGATAGGTGATGATTATTCAGAAATGGTTGCAAAAGAAGTAGATATTGAAACTGTAGGGCAATGTACTGGTTATTTGGATACAAAAGATAACCGTATATTTAAAGGTGATATTCTTTATATGCCTAGTTGGAATAGTAAGTATATGCAGGTATGCTATGCCCAGGCTGCGTTTTACTTAGCGTCAATTAAACCACCAAATAACTATTTAGCGGATATATATTATGTTATGCATGGTGGCTTACCTCAAGCAACAGTTGTTACTAATGTGTATGGCAAAGATATAGAAATTATTAAAAGAGAATTAAAAGAGCATGAGAAAGGAATTGATAAAAATGAGAATAATTGATGGCGATGCATTGAAAAATTTACCTGAATTCAGCATAGGGGTAACTACAGGAACACAAATACAAGCCCTTATTGATAACGCTCCAGAGTTGGATCTGGGAAAACTAGGGTATGAACAGGTAAAAAGTCCCCTGAAAAAGTACATGGTAGCAATTAGAAATAAAAAGTTATATGTCCAAGACGTAAGAGTAAAATTTCAATATGCCCATCATGTTGGGTATGCTACACTTTATTTCGCAGGAAGTGACCCTGGACTGAGGGTATTGTCACGTATTGAAGACGCAGATATATCGTATTTTAAAAACTGTACTGGCATAACAATTAAGTCCCGTATAAACGACGATGAACTTTTTGATATAACGTTTAGTACAATGTCAAAAGACTGTGGTCTGAGTCTGAGTAGAGCAGCACTTAATAATTTAATTGTGGGAGCGGAAATAGTAGAAGTACGTGAAATACATTTGGATTAAGTACCCTGATGCAACTGATTTTACGGGTATTTATATTCGAGTAACCCGGGAGGGTAAATCTGTCAATGTAGATATCTTTGATGCTACGAAAGAAGAACTAGCACATTGGATCAGTGAAAGCTATGCTAAGGACCCTGAATTTCTAGTAAGGCTAATTTCTTATGTAGAAGATCAATTCAATCGAGTATTTTGTGGTAAAAATCCAACTAAAGAACAAGCAGAAGTAATAGCGACTGTAGGTTTGGAATTCATTTTAAGCCTGCGTCATATATTAGATTCAAATGAGGTACAGATAGTACATAAAGATACAATTTAGAGTATTCTAGAGGAGGATTGACTAGTATGAGTGCTGAAAGAGAAAATTCTAAGTTATGGGACCGCGTTATGGATGAAATTGTTCCATCAGTTGGTTCAGTATTTAAAATTCAAGGTGACCCCAATTTTTATAAAATGGGACCTAAGGGAGTAGAGTATGCATTTCCTATACCTTTAGAGGCTAAGTCTGATATTGTTTTAGATTCTATTTTCACAAAGATATTAAAGGATGAAGTAGACTGGAGAATTGTTAATAAAATCACAGATAATGGGTATGGATATATCAATAGATTTTTCCCTAACACTGGTGAGATTATTACTCAAAGGCTTGACTTTGATAATAACTATGCATCAAATTATTTATATTATACTCAAGGTCTGATCTATGACACAATGGAGGCAGCAAAGGAAAACCTGGAACACGATAAGATATTCTGGGAAAATATTATGAATCAGGCTGTCCGTAAAGAGTATACAAGATTATGTAAGAGATATCCAGAACCAAAGGAGGAATAACGTATGGGAAAGAGTTGTATAAGAAACCCCTGTATTAAAGAAAGCAAAAAATATAATCTATATTACAACCATTGGGTACCGCTGACTAACGGTATATGTAAATACACAACAGTACTACAACGTAAACAAATTAAACATTCTTTACTCAATAATTTAGAAGCGTTGTAATGAAAGGACGATTAAAATGACAAACACAAAAACTATAAAAACCACAGAAGGCAGCGAAAGAAAAGTTATAGCTACTGCAGAGGAATGGAAACTAATTAGAGACTTTACTCGTTATATCAAAGCAACTAAAAATAAAGCAGCTATACAGGCTGTTTTAGGAGAGGTACAAACACATTCAAGTTGTTCTCATGTAATTCAGGATACTTGGATTACTGAATGTCCTGTATGTGATGGTACAAAATTTCACTTCATAATGAGTTTTGAAGGTGATGCAGCTCCTGGAGTATTTGGTGGAATAAAATGCTGCACCTGTGGTTTTGGTGCAGGGACAGTGATGAAGAAAACACCCAGATTTTTCTCACATCAACTTCTACTGGATGCTATAGATGCTTGGTCAAGTAAAGTAGATGATATAATGTTTGGCGGGAAAGAATATATTTTAAAAGCTTGGAAAGCAGATCTTTTAAGCGGGGTGGAAAAGGCTCCGCCTACAATTGAAAAAGAAAAATTATTGGAGTATATTGATCGGACAATAACCTCAATAGAAGAAGACAACTAATAACTACGAACAAATAAAATTCATTTTAAGACTAGTATATCGTACTAATATATGGTATACTAGTCTTACCAATAAATATAACGAGGTGGTATAATGTTTACTGAGAAAGACTTTGAAAAAATCTATGAAGAACTTCCTGAGATGCTGGATAACGTTAGTATTCCTCAAGAACTTTTCAAGTATCTTCCAGAGGAACTTATAAAGAATTGTACATCAGGAAGAGATTTTATTATTAAGGAAATCAAAGAAAATGAAGCTCTTAAAGTATTAAACCGAATTGATCCTGCATATCTCTGGGTACTAATACTTTATAAAATAGTGTTGCATGCACAACAGATAGAAAAAGCGTTTATAGATTATCCTAGTAGACATGACATGAAAATGGTTGATTTACTAGAGGTTTTTAATAATTTAAAAGAAAAAGAAGAAAAGTTTAATGCACAGCTCACTGAATTTCATTCTACTCTTATTATTTATGCAACTGCTCAGTTTAGAAAAGAAATGGATAAACGGTTTAAGAGATATGCAAATAAATATCTGGTTCAACGTAGAGGATGGGGAAGGAGACGCTTATGATTTGGATAACTACAGATACTCATTTCGGGCATAGAAATATAATAAAATTAGCTAATAGGCCTGAAAATTACGAGGAGTTAATTATCACTAATTGGAAAGCAGTGGTATCTCCGGAAGATACTGTTATTCATTTAGGGGATGTAGCCTGGGGCGGCAAGTATCTTTCGATAATCAAAGAATTGCCAGGACAAAAGATATTAGTTAGGGGAAACCATGATCCGTGTTCTTTGGATTATTATATGCAGCGTGGATTTAACTTTGCATGTGATTCCTTGACAATGAGGCGTTATGGTATTGATATGTTGTTTACTCATGCACCTCGAATCTTCCATGAAGCAGATGTAAATATCCATGGGCATTTACATAGCTTAGCAACTATTAAGAGCTGCTGTTTGCATTATCCGATAGCTTTGGAATGTAATGGGTATAAAATGATTGACCTTGACGTACTGGTAAGAAAAGAATTACGCGCTTTAGTTACGAAAACCAAACAAGAGGGTGTTGAAGAATGGGAACCATTAGACTAAATACAGTAATCCAGGACAGTATAACAGACGGACCAGGGATAAACCTTGTACTGGTAACCCAAGGCTGTCTGGCTAATTGCAAAGGCTGTCATAATCCTGATACTCATCCGTTGGACGGAGGCAGGGAGATGAGGATTGAGCCTTTGTTTAATCATATTACTGAAAGTACAACTGGGGTTACAGTATCTGGCGGCGAACCATTGCTTCAACTTGAAGCCGTAAAAGAAGTATACAGAATCGCTAAAGAAAAAAACTTGAAACGCATTTTGTATACAGGTTTTTCGTGTCTTAAGTTTTTAGATACGTTCCCTGACTTTGCAGACTATCTGGATTATGTAAAGATAGGACCATATATAGAAAGTATGCGTAGCAGCGCAGTCCCGTATTATGGCAGTACAAATCAGGAAATATATGAAGTTAAAAATGGGAAGTTAGTTGTATGGCGTGAACAAATGGGGTGATAAAATGTGGTTTGATAAAGTAGCGGGAATGCCTATCTGGTTTTGGGCAACATTATTTATAATGTCAATAATATTTATGCTTCTGGCAAAAACTTTATTAGTAGCAATTTTTTCAGGTGGATTAGCATTATTATCTTGGCTTGCATTGGCTAGCTATTTCAGCATTGGCCCTGATGATTTTAATTTTTGATACATAGAAAGGAAAGTATATGGATACTACAATAAAATATATGTGGTACGGATTGGCATTCTTTGCAGTCATTGTAATAGATATGATAATTCCGCATTTTATAATAGTTACACTGGCAGCCCTTGCCCTGGGCGGATTAACTGGTGCATTTAAAAGCAGTAAAGGAGAATAACTATGATATTTGTATGTGGTGATGTACATGGTGAATATGATATAGATAAGCTTTATTATCTACAAAAACTTGATGTACATTTAAAGCTGTCCCGTAACGATTATCTTATCATAGCTGGGGATTTTGGCGGCATCTGGGGAAGAAACGCTCCTAACACGGATGAAAAATTAATTAAAAGGTTATATGAAGATACCTTTCCGTGGACGACGTTATGGGTCGATGGAAACCATGAAAACTTTAATAAAATTGAGGGCTACCCTGTAACAGAAATGTTTGGCGGTAGAGTTCAAAAAATAAGCCCTCATTGTATTCATTTAATGCGTGGGGAAGTTTATACCATTGAAGATAAAAAGGTATTTACAATGGGCGGTGGGTTGTCTGTTGATCAAAACCACCGTATTCCTCAGATAAGCTGGTGGCCCCAGGAATATCCCAGTCAGGCAGAGAAAGACAATGCAATTAAGAATCTGGAAGCTAATAACTGGGAAGTAGACTATGTAATCACCCATACTTGTCCTTTATCTGCAATGCCCAGCCTGGAACCCTTAATGCCGCCATGGAGTCCTAGTTTTGACGATAAAAAAGATGATGAACTAAGTGTATGGTTCGATGCTGAGATATGTCCAAAGCTTAAATATAAAAAATGGTATTTCGGACACTTTCATGTAGATCATAAATTTGATAAATATTCCGCATTGTTTAATAATGTGGTAGAATTAGGAGAGGAGAAACTATATAGTGAAGATTAAGGAATCTTGTTTTCTAGCACTGTTACTCGCTGCAATCCTTGTTTTATCTGTGGTAGTATGGGAATTAGATACGCAGCATAAACAGAATGAAGTTGTCGCAATGCCGGTAGAGGATGCCCTTAAACCTGATACGAAAAAAGAAGAGCCTCAGGGAGTAGCAGTTATACCAGAAGAAAAGCCAGATTATTATGTACTGGACGTGGTAGCTACGGCGTACTGGACAATGGATCCGGTAGATGCTTCTGGTACGGGACTTGCTGCGGACGGCAAACCTGCTGTCCCGTATAAAACGATTGCAGTAGATCCCAATGTTATCCCAATGCAAAGCGAGGTTTATGTGCCGGATATTGGATGGTGTATAGCACATGATACTGGTGGGGCAATAAAAGGAAATAAAATAGATATCGCTATGGACTCGGAGGAAGCAGCGTATCAATGGGGTCGGCGTATTGTAAGGGTTAAGATTAAACATAGCTGACTATTAAAATAATCTTAAAAGAAAGTAGGGAGTATATATGAATGATGATTTTCTCTATGAACCTAAGCCTAAGAAAAATCCAGTAAAAGTGTTTGCCGGGCTTGGGGCAGTAATTACTGGAGTTATTATTTTCGCAGTTCTAGTGTTCTCCAGTTTTACGATTATTGATACTGGAGAACGTGGTGTAGTACTCCGGCTAGGTAGATTCGCCAACATTATGAATGAGGGCTTGAATTTCAAAGTACCATTTGTGGATACTGTTATTAAAATGAATGTACGTGATGTAAATTATGCAATTCAAACTGAAGTATCCAGTAAAGATATGCAGGGTATTCAGGTAGATGTAAGCCTGTTGTATGCGTTGGACCCTGCTAGTGTAGGTACGATCTATCAAACTTACGGTGTGAACTACGAAGCTACCCTTATCAAACCTACGTTGCTCGAGATTACAAATTCAGTTATTGCGAATTATCCAATTGAAGAATTTGTAGAAAAGAGAGCTGAGATCTCCAATAAAATCAATGCAGCTTTTATTGATAAAACCGCAAATAGTGGTATTGCTGTAAAAAGCTTATTGATTACAAATCACGATTTTTCTGATGAATATAATAAAGCTATTGAGAGTAAAAAAGTAGCAGAGCAGGGAGCTTTAAAAGCTAAATATGATTTAGAACGTGTAACCTTGGAGGCAGAAGCTCAATTGCAGAAACAGAAATCTCTTAGCCCAATGGTACTTCAAGAAAAAGCAATTGATAAATGGGATGGTAAGCTCCCAACCTATATGGGTAACGGAGGCCAGCTTCCTTTTATCTTGACTGACAAATAGGAGGAAAGTGATGGATAAAAATCAAATTGATCAAATAGCATATCCAGTGATTCTTACTGAATCTATTGATAAAACATATGTATATATTCCAGGCTTTGATAAAAGTACAGAAGGCAGGAATATTAAAGATGCATTGGATTCTGCTACTGACTTGCTTAAAGCACTAATAGCAGAGTATAAAAAAGAAGGTAAACCTATTCCGAAAGATGTAGATCTCAATGTAGAAAACGGTGCCTTTGTAAGATGGGTTACTGTAAAATAGGGGAAATATATTATGGAACTTGTTAAACGTCAAGATACCATAATATTCAAGACACGGATAGAAGAGCGGGGGATATTCAAAGGTAAACTGAGATATATCCAATATAGCCCACGGATAAAAGCGTGGACTGCACCCGCTACTTACTCCGTGTTTATTGATATTATGTTATTTTTTAAACAGAATATTAGAATGGATGACGCAGAAACCGCTCAATGGGTAACTGATTGTAAAGTGGTATTACGTAGACTTAATGAACTGCAGCGGGGTACCCAAAGAGAAGGTATACGTGACGTAGTGCTTCCGGATGTAATAGATTATAAAAAAGTACCCTATCAGCATCAGAAAGAAGCTATTGCATTTGCTCTAAATATGAAGCGCTGTGCACTCTGGCTCGATATGGGACTTGGGAAAACATTTACATCTATTACACTTGCAAGGTTACGCCATGCTATTCCAGCGTTAGGCAATGTACAAAAGGTACTTGTGATTGCCCCTAGATCTTTGATGTACCAATGGGATACAGAAGTCAGGGATATCGCAGATGAAGCGCAGAGTATTATTATAGCGGGTACACCTAGGCAAAAAGAAAAGGCCCTGTATAGTATACCAGATACTGGGCTCTCGTTTTCCATGATAACATATGAAGGTATTTTTAATCTGGAAGAAGATCTAAAGCTGCAGGAATTTGATATGTTTATTATGGATGAAGCTACGAAGATCAAGAACCCCAAAGCCAAACGTACATTAGCTACTGCAGAGTTATGCCAGACTATTCCTTACGGTGTAGAACTGACCGGTATGGCATATGTAAATAATCCGTTAGACTTATTTGCACAGTTCCTGGCATTAGATCCCAGTGTTTACGGTACAAATCAGTGGATATTTTCAGAACGTTATATAAATTATGGTAAGGCGGCGTTTGGCAAGTATATCAAGGGCTATAAAAATATGGACGAGCTTAAACAGCGCGCTTACTTTCTAGCGTTTTCCAGAACCAAGGAACAATGCCTTGATCTACCGCCACGTGTATATGAGACACGCAAGCTTCCCCTCTACGACTCTCAAGCAGCGTGGTATGATAACTTGGTCTCGCAGATAGACTCAGTGGTCTCAGAAGAGAACCTCGTGGACGAGGCGGG